CCTTTTTTGTTGCTTATTAATTTTAAAAACATTATATTTGGTGGCTTTGAGAATCGTAATAACTAGCCTGTACAACTAGTTGTTACTAATTAAATAATCTTTTAAATAATAATTTATTATGAGTGCTCAAGAAAAAGAAAAAGTAGAAGCAGTAGGTGACAAAGTAGAAGCAGTAGGTGCTAAGACAGAAGCTACGAAAGTAGAAGAAGGTACACAAACTACTACTAAGAAACGTCGCAGAGGTATTACCAATGAGACAAGAACTACGTCCCGCAAGAAGTTCAGTCACAAAGATTCTGTACCAAACATTGGCTTGTTTGTTGGAAACATTAATGTTCGTGTTGCTTGGGTTACATTCAAACCAGACACTAAGCAGAAAGCTTCGTTTGCTGGTAAAGCTGTTCCACAGTTAGTTATTGACTTTGTATCTCCACACACTAATCCGGCAGAAGTTCGTGTTGCAACGAAAACTATCTGGGCTTTTGAAAGTAAAGCTGATTACATTCCTAATGGAAAGTTCTATTATCTTCTCGAATCAGAGTTGAGCTACATCAAACATTTGCTTGATGTTATCTATCTGAAAGGTCGTGAACTGACAGAAGAAGAACTCGATAAGTTGGAACTCGGTTATGTTGACTTCGATGAAGATGGTAACTATGACCCCGTAGATGTAGACGATGTACTGAAAGCATGGGGAGTTCTGTTCGACAATGTTGTGAACATGATTGAAACTGCAAACAACGGTAAGTCTGCTTTGCTCGATGCTAACGGTAAACCGAAGTTGTTCTGGGGTAAGTTGATTCGCTATTACAAGAAGAATGGTGAATGGACTCCTTCTGGCTCTGGTTCAGAAGAAGGTGACTTGGTATTCCCGACATTTGTTGGTACTGGTGTTTGGGAAGAATATACAGCTCTTCCAAACAATAGTTTCAAAGCACCTAACTTAATGCTAGATGTAACTAAAGAAGCTATCGTACCAATGGCAAATGTAAAGTCAAAGAGACAACAGCAACCGAACATGACTAACAATCCTGCTATTGCTGGTATTGGTATGGGTGCCGGTGTTATTCCACAAGGAGGAATGATGGGCGGTATGCCAATGGGTGGTTTTGATGCTGTTGGTGGTAATGATATGCCTACTGATTTGTCAGGTGCTTTTGCTGCTGATGGTGGTAATCCTAGTGACCTACCTTTCTAAGTAATCCAAATATAATTCGTTAATAATGTAAAGTCCTAGTATAACAGCTAGGACTTTTTTATCTAATTACTATTATGCGTAGAGGTGTACAAAACGATTTAACAAAAGAGTTTATACTATCTAAAGTAAGTCAAGAACTGATTATGAGCAAATACATGGGAATACCTGTATCTGTGATAAATAACTGTATCGAGACAAATACTCTTATATGTTCTCCTTTACGTGTTGATAATCATCCTACTTTTGGTTTTGCTTATAATAAGAATTTCAAGCTAAAAGCTAGAGACTTTAACGGCAGTCTGTTTGGCGACGTTTTCGACCTCGTAGCCTACGTATTAAGTTTCAAGACTGGAAGACATATCAATGTCTCTAACAAAGCAGATTTCTACTATGTATTGAAACATATAGCTTATACATTCAGAAAGCTAATATATGGCGGTGAACAAGACGAAGAGAACGAGATTCTCTTAAAGCAAACTGTTGCTAAAATCAAAGCAAGCAAACCAATAATAGAAGTAGTAACTAGAAGTTGGACGAATCAAGATAGATATATTTGGGAACGTTGGGGAGTTAGTCTACATTGGCTTAACACTCACTTTGTATGTCCTGTTGAACAGTTGTATATTAATAGATATTGTCAGCCAATACCTAAGTATAATTATAAGTCAGAAGACCCGTGTTATGCTTATGTTACTGGATTAGATAGTAACGGTATCTATAATATAGAATGCTACTTCCCTTTACGTGATAGAACTAAAGGTGAAGTTAAGTTTATAACTAATCATAATGGACTTGTTGGTATACTTAATCTCGATAAACCTAAGTATGACATAATAATCATAACTAAGTCATACAAGGATAATCTGGCATTAAGTAGTTGGTTTCACTCCACTCCTTTACAGGGGAGTTTATCAGAGGCTCGAATTGGTGTTATTAATGTTACGTCTGAAAGTTATAATCTAAGAGACTACGAATATGAATGGTTAAAATCTAAACTAACTGATAACGGTACTTTAATTAGTTTGTTTGATTGTGACCTGACTGGTGTTCGTGGAGCTAATAAGCTACGAAGACAATATGGTATTATACCTATTATTATTCCTAGAAGCTATGAAGCTAAAGACTTTTCAGAATTACTAGAGAAGTACAGTAGAGAAACTGTAAACCAATTCATACTAGAAACAGAAAAATTATTTGAATATGAATGAAAATGAAGAATATCGTAGAAGGGTAGTAGAAGAAGAATATGAACCACTACCTAAAGTGACAGAAGAAAGAAACATTATAGAGCTGGATAAGTTCCAAGTTCTTGATAGAGTAGCTATAAATAGGTTCGGTAGAAACGATGCTATTTATAGCTATTACTTTATGTATCCTCTCGATGATAAAGAAGCTGCTTATCTTGATAAGATAAGAGACCAGCTAGTTAAAGACCCAACTCTTGGAGTTAGACTTGAACTTAAAGATGGAACTCCTATCTCATTTAGCAACATTCTTATCTATGGTAACTTTGACTTCAAAGACAAAGAGCACGTTGAAATCATAAAACGTTATCTTGCTAAAGATATGTATGATTGTCATAAGATACCTAGAGAATATAACTATGAGAATAATACTTCCGTGTCTAAAGGTAAGTTCTTACAGTGGACTGAATCTACTGATTACCTTAAAGCATTTAAGTATTATCATGCGCGTATTGGTAAACCGGAGAAATACATCATTGTAAAACTCACTGCAAATGAAGCTAAACAAAGACGCTAATCCGTTTAATTATGTCTTAGATGGAAATGATATAAGAATGGTTATTTATAATGTACAAGTTAAAGGTAAAGATAAAGCTATTGCTGATTACCTGAAAGAACTACATTTGGATAGCAATCCCTATCTTCAAACTATCCATTTTAGATATAAACTTGTGATTGCTTCTCTCATGTATATAGACAAAAGTCTTAAAGAAGTAATAGAGGAACTTCATCAGAAGAACCTAGAATATGAGACAATTAATCCTCCTGTTGTATATGAAAAGACTAAGACTAAGAAGTCTGCTAGTAACACCCCCGTAAAGAGAAGTGTGAAAGCTAAAGCTTCGCCTAAGTCAGCCGATTTAGTTCTACTAACTAGTTTAGATAGTGGTAAAACACTTAAAGTTCTACGTAGTGTAGCAGAAGGATTAGTTAGAGAACAACCAAAGAATTATAAATACGAAGAATTATGAGCGAAAGTAAATCTATTACTCTTTATAAAAGAGATGCAAAAGGTAAACCAATATTCTGGAAAGCAGAGATAGTCGGACATAAGATTATTCTTAACTACGGTATTGTAGGTAAGACCGGTTATAAGTCTGAATATACTCCTCCTCGTGGTGTTGAGAAAGAATGGAAAACTATTGTTGCTAATAAACGTCGTGAAGGTGGTAAAGAAATAGTAGAACTCTGGGATAATTCTCCAGAGAATATTGTTGCCCTAGATGATTTATATCATTACCTAGATACTTATCTACCTAAGTATAATGAAACTAGCAATGGTTTTACATTACCTCAACTAGCTAAAATCTATGAGTTCAATAATGAGCAAAACCTATTATGTCAAGTAAAGATTAATGGTGTACGTTGTAAAGTTCATGCTATTATGCGAGGAGATGGATTCTTTCAACAGAAAGGATTAATATTCTTTAGTCGTAAAGGACTAGAGTATAAATGTCCTACTCTTGAAAGTTATCTTCTCAACGTAGTAATAAGCGATAAATTCTTTATGCGTATGCTAGAAGAAGGTATTGCACTTGACGGTGAACTATATATTCCTAATTGTGATGTTAATGATGTTCTTAGTGCTGCTGAAAATCTTCAGAGTCCGCTGAATCCTAGACTTCAATATTGGAACTATGATTTAGTACTAGAAGATATGCCGCAAGCCCAGCGTATTGCAACTCTTTATTCAGAGTTTGCTAAGTACAAACAGATAAACTCTATATCTGCAAATGCTCTTCGGAGTAATCATCTTAATAATAGAAGTAGATTCGTATTAGTTAATACATTTACTAATATTAATGGAGATGATGATATTATCAAATATCGTGATATATTTGTAAGTGCAGGTTTTGAAGGTGGTATCTATCGTAATCCTGATTCAGTATATCAATTTGGTAAACGTAACTCTGCTATGTATAAGTGTAAACCTTTGCTAGATGGAAAGTTTACTATTCTTGATATTATACCAGAAGGAGCTAAGAGACCAGAGTTCTCTAAGTTTATTCTTCGTAACGATGTTAATGAAGAAACATTTGAATGTATGCCAACTGGTACTGCTGAAAGGAGAAAAGAATATCTTACTAACAAAGATGAATATATAGGGAAATATGCTTTTGTTGAATATCGTGGTAGAAGTGGAGTTAAAGATGCTCCTTTTCATGGTAACGTTATTCGTGTAATAAAAGACTAAAATGCCCCTAAGTGATTATAATATAATATCAAGTAAAAAAGTAAAGTACAACTGTAACCACATAGTATACAAGAAGAAACGATTAATCATAAAAGACAAGTCTCTTGGTAAACGTTTGCAATGTATACTAATGAAGAAGTTCGATGCTATGTACGGACAAGAATTCTATTACTTAGCTTTCTCCGAAGAAAACATATTCGAAGCTGCTAAGTCCGTAGCTGTATCAGACTTTGGTTACTATATGATTAGCGTTCCTGAAATAGTAGCTGACTATCGTATAACTGCCGATGTTAACGTTAAGTTAGAACTAGAAGAAGAGGACGAACTAATCACAGTGTATAAGGTCATGGTTTGATAATTTCTATATATTTTTAGTTTGCCTGTTATTAGTCGTGAGACTGGTAGCAGGCTTTTTAATTCCCCCGTAAAGAAATGTAGAACCGATGGTGTTCACTAGTTAAGGTTGTGAGTTCTATACTCAAAGAGGACAGCTGATGCTAGCGGATGGCTATTGATTTACCACTCCTTTACGGGGGTTTCTCGTCATAGACCCTAGTCTTTTGCCCTACATTCAATTTACCATGCTTACCTTTACAATCGTATTACTTTTAACTTGCGTCTCACGTAGAGCCTTAGAATGGCTCGTTTTATATTTAAAAAGACTAAGATTTTCTTGCTCTTGTTAAAAAGATTAGTTATCTTAGTCAAAGTTGTCAAACTAAATAGCGTACAGATTGGAAACAATAAAAGCTAAGTATATAGTTGTTCGCCAACCAGCTAACAACAATGAGATATACAGAAACCCAATGCCAATAATACATATAGTAATAACCCATGAAGAATTACAGAAAAAGATTAATGCTTATTTTGCTGGCAAGATTGAAAGGAGCGCTACTGTTTATGCTCCTATTGATTTGTTTGCCTATCTTATTAGGAATCGGAAAACCTATACTTATGCGCAAGCGGTCAGTCGTGCACGCTATCTAAATAAAAAGTATCATGTTAGAAGGACAGATAATGAGAATAGAAGGAGTTCAGTATAGACAAATTACTGGGTTTCCTATGTACTATATAGATTGCGAAGGAAATGTTTGGTCTAGAAATAGAGGTAGACATCTTGTACCATTTGTAAGAAATGGAATTAGTTATGTGGTACTTTGCAAGAATAATTGGAGTACTCAAAGAACTATTAATAAACTAGTAGCCGAAGCATTTATTCCTAATCCGAATCCTAAAGAACTAAAGTATGTTCGATATAAAGACGGAGATACTACTAACAATAGTTTTGATAACTTAGAATGGTGTACTAAGAAAGAAATACATGAAAAGAAATGCATGCGGACATAGAAGGATTTCCTAATTATTATGTAACTGGTAATGGACAAGTATGGTCTGTTAACCGTGGTCGGTATCTTAAATGGTATCGTGGTAAAGGTTGTGAAAGACCTCATGTTACATTATATAAAAATGGTGTAGGTACTAAGCTATTTATAGCTACTCTCGTTGCTAAAGCATTTGTTACTAATCCTAAACCTAACGTATATAAATATGTTAGATATAAAGATGGTAATAGTGCTAATAATTCATGGACTAATCTTGAATGGTGTCGTAATCAAACTGGAAGTAAATGGAAGATTTAGATAAGTTTAGTATTGGAGATTTCTTCATTAAGATGGAGAAGTTAGATAGAAAACAAAGAATTGGACTTACATACAGAGTACTGGATAAATTAAAGCAAGATAAAGTTAATCTTGAAGATGAATTTTGTACTAAGAATAAAAGTATTGTATCTCTTAATAATAAAAGAAATATGCATCCAACTAGGTATATTGATTTAATACTTATTTCTTCTCGAATCAAAGAGATAGATTCTTATATTCAGAAAGTAGATTCTTATCTTGATGAATTATTAAAAGTATAATTATATGGAAGAACTTAAATCAACTCGTGAAAACGAAATGATATTTCGTAAAGTAGTAAAAGGAGTTAATTGGTTTACTCCTTATCCTGTTGGTTATTATAAACCAAAACCAGATATTATTATTGAAGTATCTACTGAAAAAGATAGTCACGGTGATATAAATGGTTTTGGTTTTAAAGGTAAATATGGTGTTACTGTTATTCGTCTAAAAGATGGTGAATGGACTAGAGATACTGATTCTAGTAAACTATGTAATAATTATGAAGAAGCTAAGGAATACATTAAATTTTTGGACTAGATGATAAAAGGTACTCAATTAGTAGAATTGCTACTTAAATATCCTAACATGGAAATTAAGTTAGCTGATGGAAGTGAAATCAAACACGTTGGTATGATTTGTGGTGGCGAACAAAGTTTTATTGTTCTTGCTGATACTGTTCCTACTAAAGTATGTTCTGAATGTGGAAATAATGTATTTCCTGAAACTAAAGTAGAAGGATATAGTTACTATTGTCCTTGCTGTGATGAAAATAAATATGAAATAGAAGTTGAAGACAAAAACTCATAGACGATGCTACATAAAGATGAAGTAATATCTGTTATTATAGCTAGAATAAAGCGAAATAAAGATAAACAATTTGTTCGTAAAGAATTATATCGTTTACTAGAGACTATTCGTTTAAACTATGATTTAGTATCTAAACATATACCAATAATAAAAGATGTTCAAACTACTTCATTTGATAATCTTTTAAAGTATATGGTCGGTAAAGAATCAGCAGATAAACTATGGAATTCTCGTGATGAAGTTATGGAAGCTATAAAAGAAATCAATAAACTATTAAAAGAAGAAAATGGCTAAAGAAAACTTATTTCAGATTCAAGCCGAGTTGCAGGATATTATCTTGCAACTCGAAGAAGGAGAAGCAACAGATGAACTGATTGCTAAACTTGGTATTACAGAAGATAATCTAAGAGAAAAGATAGGTTCTTATCTCGCAGTTATCAAACGCTATCAAGCAGACGTAAAAGAATGTAAGCAAGAAAAAGACAGAGTAAGTCAGATTCAAAAGGTTAGAGATAATACTTGCGAAAGACTAAAGAAAATGGTTCTTGATGCTGTTCTTATGTTTGGTACTGCCGGTAAGTCTGGTAATAAAGTTATTGAAGGTTCTACTTATAAAGTCTATACTACTAGTAGAGACACTGTTGTAGTAGATACTCTTTATGTAGCTGATATTATCAGACACTTCGTAAGTATCGTTACTGAATACTTGTCTTCTACGGAAATACAAGAAGGTCTGGACTTGGATTATCTTGCTAGATTAATTAGCAAGTATATGACTGCCGAGAAACAAGCTAATGAATTGCTTCCTCTCGAAGAAAGAGAAAAAGAAGTCAATCTTACTCGTGACGACCTTACTGCTATCGAAACAGAGATTACTATTAATCTCCGTCTATCTGATTTAGCTAATCCTTCTAATTTCAATCTTGCAACTTGGATTGGACAAAATCCTCATAGAGTATCGGTTAGTCAAAAGATTAACCTTAATACTTTAAAGGAACAGTATAAGCTAAATGCTGACCTTACTATTTGTAAACCTGAAACAAATGTTTCGCTAATAATTAAATAATATGTTTGAAGTAGAAGATTGGGTTGAAGAACTTATTAAAAGAGTTATGGATACCTACGGTTGTTCGAGACGAGAAGCTATTATAGAAATTGAATCAAACTTATAATTTATGGACTTTGGATTAAACAATGCTGCTTACCGAAGTAAGTATAAAGCAAAAGGCATACCTTTCAGAGGTAAAATGGGAATAGATGTTAGTGATTGTAAGACTGCACAAGAAGCTATTGAAAAATCTCGTCTTAACTATACAGTTGCTAAGTGTCCACTAGCTGCTAAGATGGAAGCTCTTCGTAACGGTGGTACTAGAGAAGGCGCTCTTATGCCTAACATTGTGAATGGTTTCGAGTTTGTAGAAGTTCCTAATGAATTTGCTACTTATCGAACTGATACGAATATTCCACTTGGTAAAGTTAAGTCTCGTTATGAAGTAGTTCAGAACATGGATGCTTTTAACTTCTTCAATGAAGCTATCGGAGATAATATCAAATGGGATAGAGCTGGCTATCTTGGCTATGGTCAAAAGATATTTCTTACTGCTCGTATTCAAAATACTATCAAGATAGGAGATATTAAAGATGAAATAGAACACTACTTTATCTTTACTAATAGTCATGATGGCGGAAGTGCTGTTCAAGCTATGATTGCTCCTTATCGTATTGTTTGTATGAATGCTCTTCATGCTGCTAAAACTGCAGCTGAAATGTATATCTCTTTCAAACATAACAAAGGTGTGAATACTAAGATTCTTACTATTCCTGAAATACTTGGTCTTACTAAGAAAAGAATAGAACAAGAAGAATGGATGTTTGAAGAACTTACTGGCGTGACTATGAGAGACAGAGAAGTGCAGAAGTATATAGCACAAGTTTTCCTTACGGAAGAAGAAATGGGAAGAGTAGATGATTTACAATTATACGATGGTTTGTATAAACGTAGTAATCCTGCTTTTGAAGCTGCTGAAATATCTATGCAGAAACTAAATACTTTGTGTGATACTTGGGAATACTATAACGAAGGTATTGGACAAGCTAAATTACAAGGTACTGCCTATGGTGCTTATAATGCTGTGACTGGTTACTTTAGTAATGTTAAGTCTTATAAGAATGAAGAAGTTCGTCTAAAGAACAATGTATTCGAAGGAGACTATACTACTGGGCTTAAAGCTCTTAACTATGCATTAGAACAGACATGGTTATAAAAAAGTTAATTGATAAATTAGTAGGTTTATTTACTATTCCTCGTTGTCCTGTTTGTGGTGGAAAACTAGAACCAGAACCTCACGAAGAAGGTGAAGAACCTACTTCTTACAAATGTATTAATTGTGGAAAAGAATGGACGTAGAAAACGTATTAAGAATCATCTTATTAGATGTCCCTGTTATTGAGTGTTTCATCCAAGTAATTATAATTGCTATTAGTCTAAGAATTGCTAAGGAGAAACTAGATGATGAAATAATAAGCACAGCTGCCCTAAACTGTATGTTGTTCTTCATACCTATATTAGGTATCGCTATGTTTGCATTATTATTAATTAGGTTTGTTCATTTGTTAATGTATAAATATGGGAAAGAAGAAGAATAAAGTCAGAACTTGTGGGAACTGTGTTCACTTATTGGTAACTAAGGAAAATAACATTTATAGTAATAAATGTTATTATTGCGGTAGATTAGACAGTCTTAATTTTCTAAGTTACTATCGTCCTAGTATTCCAGTTACATTTGATTGTCATAAATTTAAAAACGAATTAGAAAATGGGTAATCTTGCTCTTGCGGTAGCTAATGCTATCAGAGACTATTCCGAAGGTTTGTTATCCTTCGATGAACTGTATGACCAGTTAGACAGAGAGATTAATACTGTTGAGGTCAAAGTATTCCGTGAAGATACTGGTATTCCTTTACCAGTTTATAGTAAACATGGTGATGCTTGTTGTGATGTCTATGCTAAGTCTATTGAATATGATGCTGACAAAGACAGATTCATAGTTCATACTGGACTTCACTTCGCTTTGCCAGACAATTACGAGATGGAACTTCGTCCACGTAGTAGTAATACTAAAACCGAGGTATATATTCCGAATAATCCCGGAACTATTGATTGGGGTTATCGTGGTGAAATGCTAGTTATATTTAAGAATCGTACTTCTAGAAATGTTATTAGAGCTATTAGTAATATTGGTACTGCTCTTGGTAAAATGACTAAAGCATACGACCCTGCTGAATCTTATATAATGGAAGCTAGAAAGAATTATAATATTCTTTGTTTAACAGAAGGCTGTCCTTATAAAGAAGGAGACCGTATTGCTCAATTACTCGTTCGTCGTCGTGAAGTTATTGAATGGAACGAAGTTGAACATCTTGATGAACTTGGTACTACTGAACGTGGTGCTAATGGTTTTGGACATACAGGACGATGAAAGCTCAAAGTTATACTAAAGTAACAGACGAATCATTTGACATAGTCTATGAATGTCCTGCTTGTGGTGCTGAAATTACTGTTACTGATGAAGACGAATCATTAGCATTAGCAATGGCAGATATAATAGATACTAATTGTCCCGAATGTGGAGAACATTTAGAAGTAGAAGGTTTATAATTAAATAACTAATTAATATGCTTAATTTAAAGAGAACTTTATATATTGAAACTTATAGCGAACATAGCTATGTAGTTAATCCTTCTTTTCCAGATAAAATATATCATACTAGAGATATAGTTAGAGTACAAAACTCTACTGGACAACTAGGAGTATTATCTGTTCGTCTTGAAGAAATCGACCCTGAAACAAAATATGTTATAGGAGAAGATGTTATAATCGAACTTAATACATTTGTAAACAAGTTCAAACAGTATGTAGAACCAAACGTAGTAAAACCAGTAGAAAATGAACAAGAACAGTAACAAATTCATGAGAGCTAACATAACTCGTAGTAGAAGATTAATAGAGGCTCTACCTATTCTTAAAGAACGCAACAAATCAGCTAAATATCTAGCTAGTATAGAAGCGAACTACAAAAGAGTAGCTAAGCTATCATAATCAAACCAATTTTAGTTATACATTTAAGAGAGCTACTAGTAATACTGGTAGCTCTTTCTATATTATGAAAAAGAATAATAAGAAAAGACTATCTCTCAAAGATAAAGCTCGTTACGCAAATGGTAAAAGCCGAGCTTGTGCTAAATGCGATAATACTGAAAGAAGACTAGAGATATGTAATATATGCTTTCATGCATTTATCGAAGGTTATACTAAAGGCTATAAAGCTAAAACTAAAGAATTAAAAACTAAGTGATATGGAAGATGGAGCTGTTAGTATTCCAATGCTACTAATCTTAGCTGCTATAATATTTACCGTATGGTTTATAAAAAAGCTAATAGATGATATAAATGGAAAGTAATCTAGTGCTACTGGTGGAAACACTGGTAGCACATTTTTTTTAAAGTTAGTTTGGATTAACGTAACGTACCAGTGTTAGTTAGGGAACTAATAAGATAGCTAACCGCTTCGCTACGCTGCGCTCAAAACCCCCGTAAAGAGATGTTGAAAGCTAACGAGCTTGCTGCTCCTTTACGGGGGAGTAAAAAATAAAGCCCCGCTACTCTCACGAGCAACAGGACTTCTAGCACGAGTTGTAATTATTTAAGTAGTTTATTCTTCGTCTTCACCAGTAAGCCAATCGGCAGCTATCTTGCCTAGTCCGCTAAATGAAGTGTTGAAAATTTAATAATAAAGCATTAATTAAATTTAATAAAAGGATTTATAAAATTTATTTTTAAAAATAATAGGTTAGTACAAATCTATTTAATATATTTGCTTAATAACTAATAAATATAAATATGTATAGAAAAATTAATGCAGGTTCTCTTAAACATATAGGAGATGATTATGTTGTATATGAACATTTTATTTCTAATACTAAAGAAGTTTTTTATGTTGGAAGTGGAACTAAAACACGAGCTTATTCCCTTTATCCTTCTTCTGCTGGAAGACCAAAAGAATGGAAAGATATAATACTTAAAAATAAATGTGATGTTTTAATAGTTGCAGAAAATTTAAGTAAAGAGGAAGCAAAAGAATTAGAATCGAATTTAATAAATAAATATAAAAGAAAGATAGACGGAGGAACATTAGTAAATTTAGCTACATATAATAATAAAAGACCAGAAGGAGAATTAGGTCGTCCAATATTATTATTTAATTGCTTTGGAACATTTATTAAAGAATTTTCATCTGCTAATATAGCAGCTAAACAAGGTTATGGAACAAAAGGAGATATAGGAGAATGTGCTAAAGAACCTATAATAAATGGTATATTAAATAGAAATACTGGAACTGGAAAATGGTTATGGAGATATAAGGATTCTTATAATCCAAAAGATAGGTTTATTGGAAGATTATCTGGAACCGGTAATATCTCTCCTGTTGGAATTGGTAATATTAACAATAATAAATTTATTCTTGAAAAAATATATTTAAGTTGTAAACTAGCTGAAAAAGACGGATATTCTACTCGATTAGTAAGTGCAAGTAGTGTATCTTATAGTAATGGTATAATAAAACTACATAAAGGAAAACAATTTATAAAGTATATAGATTTTCCAGATGAAATAAAAGATGAAGTAATAAAAGGAAATGTAAAAGTCGAAGGTTTTTAAGCCTTCGACTTTATTAGTAATAGTAGTATTAATCGTCGCCTAATATATAATCAGATAATATTTTAGATATACCAGAAATAGGAGATTCTCTAGTCTTATAATAACTATTATTAGCTCCTAGTCTTTCATGTTTACGTATCTGGTTTACTAATGGAACTTGTTTCCAGAGATTAGTTACTAGTTTACTTTCTCCTGACATTGTACCGGAGTTATAATACAAATCATCTTCGTTACCAGTAATTATATAACTTACACAAGCTTCTAGTAATTTAGCATTATCGCTAATTATACTGAAAGCTGCTACTGGTTGACTATATAGTTTTTGTCCTTCATTAACCATACCCCACGGAGTATATTGTATTGTTTCAGACATAAGTCTATCAGCACTATATAGTATATAGTCAGCAGTCTGTGTAGAATCATCATCGTCGTCCAATAGTAATCTGCCAGCAACAAACAGAGCAACAGCTTTAGTAATTGCTATCCATTCTCCTAAACATCTACGTAAGTTAGCTTTATCATATTCTGGTAGAATCTTATAGTAAGTCATGAAGTTAGCAGCGAAATCTAAGTAACCTTTAACTATACCTTGTAAAGCACGAACAGCTTGTAGTTCGTTATCATTACTAAGTTCATAATATTTTCTGAATGGCATAGTTAAGAATTCACCAAGACTAATATAAGTTCCTTTACTTACTGTTTCTCTAGTTTCATTATAGATACCATCAAAATGTCCAAGACGATAACCAAAACGTTTCTGGAAACCGGGAACTAGATGTTTATGGAACTGCATTGCTAGTGCTCCCCACCAAGACTGTTGTAACTGATTAGCACCTATCTTATCATATACACCATGAATCTGATGGTTCACTTCAATTACTTTGTTACGGAAAGCAGCTATATCTTCATTAGTTAGTTTACTATCTTTAGTAAGAGTAGCTACACCGTTCTTTAGTTCTAGCTGACTTCTGAATGTTGGTAGTTCTTCGAATCTAGTTCTTTCTTCTTTAGAATTCTCTGCGTACTTCTCGACAAACTTCTTGCGAACTTCTGCTGGTTGACTACGTAGGAAATCAGTAATAGCATCTTTCTTGAATCTGATAAATTGTTCCTTATCTTTATAAGACTTGCTTATCTTATCAATAAATGTCCGATACTTATCTACTAGTTCAGGATTAGTTTCTTGTAGAACATCAATAAGAGTATTCTCTCTTATATCAGAAGCAAACGTTTCAAATGATAGAACTCTAGCTTTACCATTTTCATCAGTAACTACTCTATGAGAATTAAGCATAGCTAACAGAGTAACATTCTGCATATAGTGCTCACCTGCGCTTTGAGTAATAAACAAAGCATCTTCTATTCTACCAATAGGATTACTACCTTTACTATAACGTTCTGTTACCATATCAGATTCGATAACATTGAATAGTCTGATAACAGCATTTGTTTCATTATTAGTAGTTTCACTATAAGCATCTGCAAAGTAAGCTCCTGCTGATTTCATATATTCGTTCTCTGCTTTACGGAAGTCTCTGTACTTAAAGAACTGTCCTGCTGCCATCTCCATTTGTATCTGGGTCTTACCATATAATACGTTGGCGATACCACCAGTTATGTTCAACATCATAAACTTACTAGATACTACGTTACGCATAACACGAGATACTTTGGACTTAGTTCCCTCGTCTAGCTCGAACTCATTGAATATTAGTTTGCGTACTTGATTCTCAAAGTGACGAAGTATATTAGAATTCTCGTTCTTCTCTGTACGAAGTTCTTCTTTACCAGTAATGCGACTAAGCATACGGTTATTCATTACTTCATTATTCGGAGAACGCTTAATAAAATCCATGTTCCTAAGCTGGTTACTAGTGATTTTAGCCAGTCTTGCAATATCATTACGAGTATTGAAATTATACATAATATCAATGAAGGAATTAAGACGTTCAAGCAGATTAGGGTTATTTCGTTCATTATTCTCTTTAGTTCTTTGTTTACGTAATTCTTTGTTTTGAGCTATTGTTTCTTCTACATATTTAGCGTAATCCTCTGCACTTTCTCCTTCCATTCTAGGACGAGTTTCTAATAGCTTAACATCAGACAATGAGTGCAACATAGGAGCATTACTAAATCTCTTATATAGATTTAATTCTATATCAGACTTATTAGGAGTATCATACCAACCATGACTACGTTTGAATTCTTGCCAGTAATCAGCAAATCCTTCTGCTGGTTTATCGACAGCTTGGTTAGGTAAGTAACCTTTGTTGATATAAGCACGACTACGTTTGTCTTTTACTAGTTCATCTAACAAACCAGATACTTCTCCATACAATTTCTGTTGGTAAGTATTCATACCGTAATACTTAGTATTCATGTACGTATTGTTGCTTGGCTGCAATCTATCTTCTACGTACTTAGAGTTCTCGAACTCTGGCTTAATCTTAGTCTCTAACCATTTAGGTCTTGGAGAGTATTCCATGTGTTTAGCTTCATCCTTAATGATTCTAGTTCTCCATATCATAAGTGGTTGAACTTCATTAGTGATAGGATTAAGTATATGGTTCTCTTTATACCATTTATTAAAGACTTCTGCTCCTTGCTTATTCATCTCGACATACTTAGCTTCATAATAAGGAGTATTCACAAATTCCACTCTCTCATTAATGAATTGCATAGCTGTATCGTTATTTGGACGATTTCTATTTGCACCTGCTGCGTATCTCTGTTCTTCGTTCTTTTTAATGTGAGCTATTTGTACATCGGTGAACTTAGTTCCATCTATGATACCATCTTTGTCACGTCTACTATATGCAAGAGACCTTAGATAGCTAGTAATAGGATTACCGAGATAAGTTTCTCTATATGCTTTATTAAGTTCATCTAAGAACTCTTCTTTAATAGTATAAACAGTATTAGCTTTAAGCCATTCTTGTGCTTCACGATAAGTTTCAGAATCACTAGGATATTTCAAGTTCTCCATCATCTGTTTAAGACGTTCTTCAAATGCTGGCTTGGCTTTAGTCTCTTTATACTTTAAGTTTAGCTGACGTCTACGAGCAAAGTAATTATTAACTGCATTAGCTTCATAATAGTTCTCTTTGTATTCTCCGTCTTCATCAATAGTACGTCTCATTTCTGCTATTTCATCAAGAATAGCATCAAGACGTTTTTGATTCTGCGGAGTAAGAGTACTATAATCATTATCAGTCATTGTACTTAATATCTCTCCTTCTTCTTGCATCAGTCGTTTAAGATGAACATAAGTCTCTGGGTACTTATTAAGTATCTGTTCTAAGTCATAGTAGTCTTGATAGAACTCTTTAATGTATTTACGCTCTACATTATCTATCATAAACTTCTCTAATGCATCTTTAGCCTTCTTATATTCAAGACCATTACGTCCATCTTTGTCTCGTATTTGAGCTAACTTCAAATCATTCTTTAAGTCTTGTATCTTATCCAAGAATTGTTCAGTATACGGAAGTAATAGATTTCCGTTCTCGTCTAGTATATCATTAAGAGAAACATTAGCACCTGCTGCATTAGCATCTGCTATAATTTTAGATACCTTACTAGTAAACTCAATACGTTTATCTCTGGCTTCTATTTCAGCTTTACGCAATTGAGTCATCATCTGCTTCAATACTATCTGAACAATAGGTATGTGTGTTTCCTGACTGTTAGCTAACCAGAATTGAGCAAAGTTTTCATCTTCAAATGCTTCTGTAATCTCCATCATATTTGACTTAATACGTGGGTCATTACTTAGACTAGATATATAACTATCGAAGTACATCTTAGTACTACGTTTAAGTACATTATCCAAAGCACTGATTCTAGTAAACTTATCTTTGATTTGTTTAATCACGTCATTAGTTCTACGCATACCATCTATCTCTTCTTGACTTTCTGCTACTTGTATAGCTTCGTCTATATCATAAGGCTGGATAGTCTCAATGATTGAATAGTCAGATATGAAACGATTGACATCATCTAAGAACATTTCATAGCGATTACGCAGAACTTCATCAGTTAACATTCTATCGAATAACTTCTTATTAGTTATTCCCCAAGATTCACTAATATTTCCTGCTTCATCATATACAGTAAAGAAGTTATTTATATTATATAAGAAATCATCAATACGTCTATTAGTATAACCATTAATAACTTTAAGTGCTTGCTCTCGCATAGCATCGTTAAGTTTGGTAGCTGTATTATTAGTTAAGTCGAGAGCATTAAAAGAACGGAAAGCATCAGCTAAAGCATCTTCTTCAATGTTAGCGTTACTACGTTGAACACTCTCAATAACTTTAGAGATATAATCGTTTATTTCTTTATCATTATCTACGATTGCTGATTCTAATATATCTTCATTCTGGAATGATTCAACAGTTTGTACTCTGATAATATTATTATTAGCAAACTTGTCTAACAAACTATTCTGTTTAACAACAGCAGCTAAAGCATTACGTCTAGGGAATCTAAGTTGAGATACTCCATTTACTTCTACTTGCTCACTAACGTGGTAGTCAGGAGTAAGAGCTAAACTTTTTTGACTAACTCTACCTAGATTACTAATAATATAATCTTGTCCTTCAAGACTATATCTAAAATAACCACCAGCTCTAAATCCAGTATTATCAATAACTGTTTGAAGAACAGGAGCAAAACCAATACCTTCAACTTGTACATCATTGAGAGTACTCTTAATAGTAGATTTCAGTTGAGTATAATAAGGACTTTCACTATTATCAGAACGCTTAGTCTTTAGCTTAACTTCATTCAGTTCTAACTTACGAGCAGCTAAGTCCGCACGTCTAGCAGCTTCGTCAGCTCTATTTAAGTCAAATATATACTTACGGAAGTAATCTAATACAGGACTAGAAGAAGCTATTATATAATTATGTATTCCTGCTTTCTCTAAACCTGCTACTATTTCTGCTATATCATTATGGGAATTAGAATGGATTAGGTAGCGAAGGTTTGGATTATACTCCTTTACGGGGGAGTTTATAACTGCTACTTCTCCACTATATATTGCAGCTATTTCTTCTGCCATTCCTTCATTACCTTGCGAATATAACTCTGGAACAAATATATAACTACGAAGGTCTCTCTTCATAGCAGTAGCAACAGAACTAAGAGCAATATCACTAACATTATTAGCAATAGCTTGTAATAAACTACTAGTTGGTAAGAATCTATTATTAGCTGGATTAACACTAACAGATTCTATCTCGTTAGCTTCTAGCTTATTCAATGGAACAAGATATACAGAACCTTGACCAGCCACTACTTTATACAAGACCATATCGTTGGTCTTATTGGTAGGATTAGTCTTAACATAGTTTCTCACTATCTCGTCACCTCTCATTATATTTCTAGCCTTAGCTTCTTCGTCGCTTATCTCTGCAATACCTAGTCTATTGAATGTTATCTTTTTGAATCCTTTAGACTTTCTGTTCTCGAATGAGAGTATATCGGGACTATTAGGATAACTACGGTAGAATATATCTATTAGTTCTTCAACAGCTTCACGATTGTTAACTGCAACGTCTGCTGTATTTTCAACAGTAGCCTGAATAAGACTATTAATATTTCTATCCGTATCGACAACAATACCAGTACCAGTAGACACACCATTGTCATTATCAATTCCATTGTCATTCGTGTATAATAACTCGGCTGGTATTATCTTGCTGACTGCACCCCCCTTAAAGGAGTAACCCTCAACAACAATCCCGTACCTAACCAAGTCCATTGCTGTAAGTTTAACAAACGGATTATCACTATTCCAAACGTTTCTAAACATCTGGTATTGAGCTTCGGTAGATATAGTACTATCTAGTATATTAATTCTATCTTTAGAATTTCTACGTCCACGATACTCTACGTTTAGTTGTTTGAATAGATTTTCGTCAGAAGTATATCTTTGCATTAGTACTACTTTGTTAGCAGGAGATAACTTCATGAACTTCTCTACATTAGCTTCTGACATATCGCTAATGTCGAATGAACTAACTATATCAGTATATCCGTATAATCTAGCACGAACATCTTGTTGTTCAGCTAACAGATTAATATTATAGCTAGGTATAAACTCATTAGTACTATTAGTTATATATCTATTAGTATTAACAAAGTCTGATTGTGCTTGCGATACATTAATCAAGAAGCTCTCTAAGTTGCTAAGCGTCTTTAGATTCTTAACACCAAACATATCTACTAGTCTACGGAATTGTGGACTTTGAGTTTTAAATATATCACTAGCACGAATAATCTTTTCGGTAGCAATACAACTAAACTTCAACTGATAATACAAAGAAGGATAAGAAGATTCTAGTTTATCTTCTTTAATATCATTAATACTAGAGAAGTCAGTTCTAGGATAAATAGCGTCTATTAGATAGCTACCATTTTCATCTTGTAAAACTGGTAATCCTTGCTCTTTACGTAATAGATTGTTTGTCTTTATATCTTCTATGCGATTAAGTATATCATCTATCTCGTTAACTGATTTACCAGCACCAAACTTATCACTAGTAATAACCATCATGTTAGCGTTAATCTGGTCACCTATTTCCTTGAAGTGCTCAAATGCCCGCAATACTTGTAATTGATATATTAGATTATCGCCTGACATTGAATCATTAAGATGTGCTTTCAAGTCTTCAACAGATATACCATCTATAAGTAATTTATCTTCGTTGAAGTCTGGCATGAGTTTAGCCATCTTTTCTTTAAGAGACTTCAGTTTCTCGTATTTATCAGTTGTTACTTTGTTATTATCTAGTATTTGTTTATACAAATCTATACGTAAAGCATGAATAGGATTAAAGCCTGATTGACCGAACACATTATCGTTAGCATTTTGTCTAGCTATCAATTCAGTTACTACTGGTTGATTAACGAATAAGATAGATGTCTCGTAACTAGCTCCGCAACTAACTATATTCTTATATACATCGAACGTATATAAGTCTACATTAGGTACGCCTCCTTCTTTAACACCATCAAGAATAAGAGCAGTAGTTTCAGAAGAATAAGGAGTAATCAAACGATTATCTATATTAAGATTATCATAAGACCAACCAAGCATATTGTGATTAACTAAGATAGTATTACCATCACGACTTACATTCTTCTTATCTTTACCAAACCGTTTACGTAATATAGTAAGTTGTTTCTTAGCTTCTGCTTCGGTAGCATAAGTATATCTGAATCGGAAACCTCCGTAATTACTATTGATAACTGTATGCACTCTATTGCTAATAGATACAAAGTTATCATTATTAACTGATATAGCTTTAAGTCGTAGACCTGCCATATTAGCATCACGATAAGCATTTTGAGCAACAACAGAATTAATATTACGATAAGCACTAGTCCTACCACCGAATATCTCTTCTTTAGCAGCTTTAATATCTTCGAAGTTACTACTAGATAAGTTCTCACCTACTGAATCTTTAAGATTCATAATACTAATAAACGTATCTACTATACGATTATCACGAGCTTCTCTACTATTCTGTTGAGGAATACTAAGCTGACTAAATTCTTCTAATGTCATAAGACCATTAGTATCGGCATACTTAGTAAGAAGTAGATTATAAGTTCCTTTGTATTCAACTCCTTGTTCAGAAGAGATTTCTCTAGCTAGTTCTCTAGCATCCTTATTATCTTCTCTATCTAATCTTCTCTTTATATATTCGATATAACGTTCTTCAACAGTAGAATTACTATCGTCTTTGTATTCTACTTTATGAATCTTTCCTTCTCTATCAAAGTATGAGTTATGATAGATACCATAGATACTATCAATATCAAAGTCAGCACCAGTCTGTAATACCCAATCATCTGGAACAACAATAGTAGAACCTTGACTTTCGTCTAGTAGTCCGACTACTTTCATTACAGCAATAGATTGCTTACCTTCCGTAGGAATACGATAACCAATCATTGTATCAAGTCCAGCTTTCTGTATATCTTCTAGTGTAACTTCATGAACTAGATTACCTTCGGCATCATAACTATTATATCCCTTAACCATCCACTTAGGTAACAGTATTTCTATTTCCTGTGTACCATTAGCATGATAACGTAAAGGACGACCTAACTTATAACCATGCTTAGCTTCGAATGTAGATTGAGATAAATCTCCCATCTTTAAATCACTAGCTAATTCAGTCATACCAATACCTGATACTTGACTAGCATGGAATCCCGGAAGTGTCTGACGAGTAATACGATTAGTAAATATACTATTTACAATGTTCTCTAGTTTAGGACGAACAAGGTTAGTCCAAGCTGGCATATAAGGAAAACCAGTCTGGGGATTAATCTCTGCATAAGTACGATAGTTACTATCTAAACCACGACGAGTTAGTTCGTCTTTAATAAGAGCAATGAATTGTTCGTTATCTATCTTAATCTTATCTCCCTGATATACTACATTGCCTTTGTTATCTATTTGAACTCCTATACGTTCAGCAGCTTCATTAAAGCTATCTTGAATATTAGCAGTAAAGTTATCAAAGAACTGGTTAATAAGAGCTAGACCTTCTGGTGTATTACCAATGTTATCCATTAGCTTCTTTACTATCTGCAATCCAGCTTTGTTCTCACCGTCCATGTGTTGAGCTATGTCTTGCTGGGTATATAAGTTAGAATACCAACCTATCTTAGAATGAGTGTCGAGCTTAGAGGCAAAGGCAGCTAGTTCCTCTCCTTTACGGGGGAACTCTCCATCTTTCTTCCATAAGGTTAATACTCTATCAGTAGTAGCTTTTTCGGTAGTAGTAAAGTTAGCTTGACCAATACCTTTCTCATTCATATACTTAGCTAGCAAACCTAACTGTGTATTACCTAAAAATCTAGGTATAAGTACAAACTCTGCGTTCTTTATCTGAATAGGACTAGCTAGTGTAGAACCATCATCAGTATTTATCTCTAAGTCATAATAGAAGTTTTTCTGAACTTGTATCTTCTTAGCTAGTTCTCCTAACTTAACATTATCAATAGGTTTGGTTTCATCGTATAGAGCTTCGATTAAGTCTTTGTAATTATCATACTCTCCACGAAGATACATTCTACGTACAAACTCGTCTAACGTAATAAATGATTGAGCATCTGTAATCTCTGACTTATCTTTAGCAAATTGTCCAAGTATAAATGCTTTGGTTTCATCAGATACATTAGCTTCGTTTAACTGCTTCTTTAAGTCTGCTACGCTTAGTCCACTACTCATTACATCTTCTAGTGTAATATAACGGAATGAACTATTGACTTTAAGAGACTGTACTTTTCCTTCTACTAATCTAGTAGGTATATTAACTTCTCCTAAGTCACGTTCTACATTATATAGGTCAAATCCAGCATAAGATAGACCGCCTGCTTGATATTCTTTATTACGCTTAATAGTATCACGACTATCTTTGTAGTATGCTTCGTCTCCGAAGAACATATCGTTTAGATTGTTGTACTGGATTTCATAATTAAGAACCATTTCAGCAATGAACTGATTGAACTGTTCGTCACTAGCATTCTTATATCTACTTATAAACTCTTTCTTATTAGCATAAGTAGCAATACCTTCGTCTATACGATAGCGAATGTAGTCACTAATATAGTCTGCTACTTTCAGTCTTAGTTCATTATTAAATTGAATATGAGCAACACCATCAGCATCTCGATATAAAGATACTTCGCCATTAACACCCCCGTAAAGGAGTGAGAATAGTCCATCCTTACCAAAGATATAGTTCATGTCTGCTCCTTCTTGTCCTTTATTAATTAGCAGACTACGGAACTTAAATACATTACCAGTAGGATTACCTTTATTATCTAATATACTTTTCTTGTAGTGGTAGTTTAGTTTTGCCTTAGATTCACGCAAGTTAGCAAACTTAGATTTAATCATTGGTTTATTACCATCTTGTTTGATAGTAAGATAAGTTCTAGCTTCTCCGTTCTCTAGCGTTACTACTTCTTCGTCTGTTTCGAACAGATAGTCGATAGCTTGCGCCATTTCAGTAGTTTCTCTAGCTACCGTATTAGATAAGGCTTGATAGATAGGATGCGAACGATTAATAGTACGAGTTATAACACTAGGACGAATACCGAATCTAGCTTTGAATTCTTGTTCAGAGTAAATATCCTTACCATCTTCTCTTCTCATTCGATAGCCTTTTGGTACATTTGATTCTACTTGTATTCCAAGAGACATTGCTGCTTTAATACCTGCTTCATCTGCACCAGTTTGTGCTCCACTACGAACAAGATTAACTTTAGTCTTTAAGTTCGGACTATTAACTATTCCAGATAATATCTTAGTAACAAAAGCATCTACTCTTTGTTGACTAACATTGCGTCTAGCAAATTCAGCAATAGCATTACCTGCTATATTTATACTAATGTTGTTATCGAATAGATTATTACCACTGTATTTCTTATTGATAGCTGCTACTATTGCTTCTGATATTTGTTCAGCAGTTTTTCCTTGTAGACTTCCCATATTAATAGGAATATATAGCTTATTAGCTTTTTCTACAAGAGATTTAGTTAACCTTTCACCAGCACTATTAAAGTCAAACGCAAATGCTAGTGTTACATCAGATTGAGCGTTTAACTTTGTTCTATCTTGATATTCAGAACTAGCAGTTTGAATGAATCTAACTTTTGAGTTAGCATCACTACTTACAATAAGACCATCTATATCTAGTTTATAACTATTGAATACGAAAGTCTTTGGAGCATCCGAAGGAACTTGTGTAAAGAATTTAGCTTTCTTTACTCCTTTAGTCATTTGGTAATTATCTCCATTGTTAGCATATTCATTCAACGTAACAATGTCCCACTCTAGTGCATTAATAGCAGTATAAGACTTAGCTTTACCAGTTACTCCATTATTGATACCGTTAAACAGTTGAGAACCAAACTCACGATAGTATTCAGTAAGTTCGTATTCACCGTTATCTAATTTACGGATAAACCCAGGAATTACTTTATTATTAGGTAGTTGTTTTTCAATAAGTATATTACTATATTGATACTGTGGAATACTAGCAAACTTAACAAAATAATCTAGTAGTTCTTTGTTAGCTCTTGGATTATCATTGTAACGGTTGTCGTTTATTCTCTCGAAGAACCTACTTATGTAATTGTTCTTTAAGATGTCGCTTACTAGATTGTTCTCGGAATTGATACTATTGAACTCTAGTTCTATGAACTGATAGTCTTTGAATCTTTCTGATATACGGTTAGCTATATTATTGGCAAGACCTTCGGTAGACATATTCTCTGACTTATCATACTGCTTCATTTCGTAGTATGGGTCACCCATAGCTTTCTTACCTTCTTCTTGGTAAAACTTACGTTCTTTAGCTACGTTACTAGCAATGATAGCAGAACCTTGTCCAACTATCTTATTAAATTCTGCGAAATCAGAGATAACACTAGCGAGGTTGTCAGATTGACTACCACTATGATTACGAACGTAATTAACAACGCCTTGACGATTGACCCCGACATTATACTTATTAACAATTTCAGCAAGTCTCTCTGTAATTTCTTGGATTTCATTTTCTTTTGTAGTTTGGTCTTTGATACTATTTAATGCTTTAACTCTTTCTTGTAGTTTACCTAGCTCGACAGCATCATCGCTAAGAACAATCGGGTTCTGTGCTAGATTGTCAAAACTAGTAAGAACTTTATCAAGTATATTAAGTTTAGGGAAAGTTGCACGGTTCTTAGTTATAACCTTAGAACCATCTTCTGTATAAGACATTTCATTACGTTCCCAAATAGATTGTTTCATCTGGGTAAATATCTTATTACGTATCTGAACATTAGCTGGGTCTTCTAGTAATCTGGCTGCGTTCTCTAAATGAGACATCTGTTGGAAACGTCCAGCTATACTATGTAAGCTAGTTACAAATGCTTCAACAGATGAGAAATTTCCGTAGTTATTGATAGCTTTGAAAGCTCCATCAAAACCAGCAGATTCAGGCATACCAGAGTAAGTATCATTAGATACGTCTGGTTTCTCATTAATGAACTTATTACTATTAGTTTTTGGTAACTTAGAAAACCACTCTTTAACTTCTTTGCTAATGTTCTTATCAATATCCTTTCTTTGGTCTGCCATTTCAGACCAGTCTGCTTTATGAGCAGCAATAGTTTCAGGGTCTTCTCCTGCTATACTTTGTTCAGTACTATCAGAAGCATCAACGTCATTCTCTAAGTCTTCGGTTCTATCCATACCGAACTCCTTAGTAAGACTCATAACTTCTGGTGAGTTAATAACTAAGTCGAATAATTCATTACGGTTATACTGTCCTCCATCATATAAGTTTCTAACAACAGTAGCACAGAAGTCTATCTGTTCTGGTGTTAATTTCTCTTTGTTTCCCTTTACATGACGATTGATAGCAGCTATAAGATACATCTTTAGACGAGTACTAGGAGCAATAGCTTTAATCTTCTCGTCTATCTGCTTCTTTCCTCTCTTTTCATCTGCTAATTCTCTACGGATATAACCTTGTCCTTTAAGATATAGAGTAGCTAGAATATTAATAGCGTGCTCTTCTTTAGCAATATCATTACCAAATACACCTGTACGTGAAGTACGTACATTTTGTACATAGTCTTGTGTGTTTATAACCTCTCGATTATTGAAGGCTTTGATAGCCTCAACTTCATTAGAAGCTATATTAGTTTCATCGAAGTCTCGACCTAACTTTTCTTTGTACCATTCTCGAAATTGAGAATCCTGTACAGTAGCTAGATACTTAGTAGACTTCCGTACATCATTGTTGGTAAGTTCCATGAACTTGTCCAACATCGGATTACTAGCTTTACAACTCATTTACTTTTAATATTAAGATTAATACTACTAATACCAAAGATAGCAATATTATTAACAGACACAACTATTGGTCGGAGCTATCTGAAACCTCCCGTAAAATGCATCTGAAAATAGCCTACACACGCTCGTAAATGCCCCTAATTTGCCCTCTGCGCAATTCTATATACCATCGTGATAGTAAGTTAAGCCTAAACAAAAAGTCCAACAGAAGGGCTAGAATTGGCTCATTCTAAAGCTCTCTGTTGGACTTTCTATTTACGGACTATCTAACTTAACTACATACGAAACTTAGCTCACCACGGTTAAACAAATCAGTTACAGTAGCCTTCTCCTTAGCTGTCAGACCTTGTACTAACGAATCGAAGTTGTCAACCTCTCGGTAGTTATCCATAATACTACTATCAAAAGCATCATCAGCAAACCCACCAAAATCATCGCTAAAAGCATCGAAAGTATCATCGGCAACACTAGTTATAGGAGTCTCTTCAAATGTCTCGATACTAGACGATTCAACATTACCAATAGTAGACAAGCGATTACGTATCTCACCTAACACAGTTCCTTGTATATCAGGATTGACTTTCTGTATTAGTTCTAGTAAAGCATCTAGTATCTTAGTAAAGATATTATTACCAGAATCAGGAGCACCACCGTCTTTATCATACTTAATAGCAGATAATAACCTAGCAAACGTTCTATTAGTTAGAGCTTCAACTACGAACTCTTCTATCTGTACTTGTCTTGGTTTTCCTTCTTGTAGGAAAGCTCCATATTCACTAAGTAGTTCAGTACTGCTCTTAATCATATTACTTACTTCATCGAATAAGTCTCCGAACTGACTTTCTATATTAGCTCTTTCATCATTAAGTAAATAGTGAACTCCTTCATGAATAAGAGTAAGAACTTTACGAGTATTAGCTAAAGCATCGAAATTCTCTGTAAGAGTAAGAACATTAGACCCAGGAAGAATACTAGCATAACGTTTACTATTCTCATCTACTTGTTCTATTTCTTGATTAACAGTTAAACCTGCTTGCTCTAACATATATACAGTATCAAGAAGACTTTGATTATCAGTATTAGCTCGTGCTATATCCATAAGAGTTCCAATAGCTGGTGTTTCTGGTTGAGCAAGTGGTTCAGGTTGAGAAAGAGGCTGATTCACTTGTTGCTCCTCTACGGGGGAGTTTACTGTTGAACTACTAGTCGAAGTTTTTCTAACTGGATTACTTAGACTAATTCTCTTATTGAACACATCATTAACATAATTGAAATTACTTATGATGTTTCCCTTGCTATCTTTAACTACACCTAAGTCAGTTACAAGTACTCCATCTTTAGCTACAAACTCTTCATAACTAGTATAGCCAGTATCCATCCATTCAGTAGCAGTAACACTTGGCATCTTAGCTAGTAACTTACCGTCCTCTACTCTAAATACATCAGAACCACCAGTTATCGCTGTGTTAATTACGTTTCTAGTTAAACTAGCATATACTCCTACTAATTCTCTAGCAAAGTTCTCTTGATTACGAGTAGGTCTAGTACCATTAGCTAAACGAGCTTTTAATAATACACTTGGTCTATCACGATAGACAAACTTAACACTAGGTATATCATCGTCTATATTAAAATAAATAATAGGAGCGTCTGGTCTATTAGCTTTAGGCATTAATGCTCTACCACTAACTTTATAACCATAAAGAGCTTTACCATCTCCTATATATGTAGCTAGTTCATCTAGCAGTCTACTGTGCAGTTCTTTGTTCTTATCTAACGTAGCTCTAAACAAAGTATGAAATACATTATCTAGTCCTTCGTTGAACTTCTTAGTATAAGCTGTTTCACCACCGTACTCATTAGACATACTATTTTCTCTAGTAGGAACTGCTAACAATCTACCTTCTGAATCTCTAATAGTTACACCGACTACACCACGACGAATACTAGATGAATCTAAATGTTGTCCAGTCTTAATATCAATAACCCCTTTATCATCGCCACGAACTAAACGATAACCATCTGTTGATTCAACAGTAACTACATCAGCTAGCTTACTGTATATTGGATTACCCATCTTATCTTTCTTGAATATAAGACTACCACTACTAGTACCATCAATAGTAAGTCTTTTCTTCTTAGACTTAGTTTTAGCAATAGCAGAACGTAAATCATTAATATCAGTATAAGACTGTCTAATCTTATTAGCCCACGTAGTTAACGAATCAATAACTATGTCATTGAAGTTTGGCACACCTAGTCCAACGTTATAGTCGAAGAAGATAATATTACCTAAGTGACGTACCTTATCTTGTACATCTCCGTCTGGTGTTCCAAACATTGTGTTCAAGTTCTTCCAATTCTCGTTCTCTTGCAGAGTATTCAGTAAATGTCCGTATGTAGATTCTACATCTGGATTATTACGAACCTTATATAGTCTACGAAGATTATTAAGAGTAGACAAGAACTCTTTAGAACTTTCACTATTGCTAGCAATAATATCTTTTATAGCTTCAACAAATGGAACTCCTTCGTCTTTAATAGTATAAGTCCAACCTTGATTCTTTGCTTCTACATTACCATTATTATATGTAATATGTGGAAACTCACCAATAACAACTCCTTTGGACTTAACTTTAAGTACACCATCTTCTAGCTCAACACTAACCGTATTGCCCTGATGTAACTCGTTGATTCTAGCATAGACTTTTTCATTCTCTAAATTAACTAGATTGAAGAAGTAACTATGAGACTTGTTCTCTTGCTTCTTTTCTGCTACCGCATCAGTTAAAGTTTTCTTAGCTTCTACTGCTATCTCACTAGGAGACTTCAAAGTTTCATCAATAGTTATTATCTTACCATCAGCTTGTAGTTGATTAGATAATAACTTAATATCATTGTATAAGTCTACTGCTTTAGGATTAATCTTTTGCAAGTAGACCATCATATCATTTATACTAGTAAATGTTTTGTCTCCAAACTTATTACCAGCTATCTGATTATACAAGTCAATTATCAGTTTTATCTCTTCGATACGTTTACGAGCACCTTCTAAATCTAAGTCTTGTATTGAAGATTCTAGCGGAGCTTCTTCTGTATCTTCTATACTAGATTCTAGCGGTTCTTCTTTAGGAGTAGCAGTAATAGTTCCTTCTGCAATAGCTAGATTAAGTTCATCAACAGTAACGTCAGCAATCATCTCATTCTTGGCATTCATACCATCAATAGATACATTACCGAACTTACTAACTGTTACACTTATCTTATCTACTTTAGTAGGCTTACCACTAAAGTCTAAACTAGCAAACGGACGATTAACAGTAAAGTCAAACTTACTAATATTAGCATTAGTAACTACCGATGTATCTACTTTGTCAGATATTACTCTAGCTAGAGTTTCTTCTAGCTTACGTTCTGGTTCAGTCTTAGGAGTTGGCGTAGGTTTAACTGGTGTAGGCTCTTGGACTTGTGGATTGCTAACCGCAGCTTCGCTGCTCAAACCCCCCGTAGAGGAGTCTCCATTGCTAGCTGCCTGCTGCTGTTGCTGTTGTTCAGCCACTTGTTTAGCTAATAGTAGATTTCTCTTTTGAGTTATATACTTAGCTAGTTCTTTCTTACTAGTTTCGACATCTTTATCTAATCTTAGTAATTCGATTCTAGTATTAGCTTCTTCATTACCAGTTTGAGCCTCTCCGTTCATAGCTTTTTGAAGAGCGTCTAGTTCTTCAATACTATTAACTGAATCTTTTATATAATATTTCAAGTAGTTACGAGCATCGTCTACTTTAGCTTTACGCATAGCTTCTAACTGTGCTCTATCATTTTCAGCTTTCTTTTGTATCTCTTCATTAGTAGTAACTATTCTAGCACGTAGTTCATCACGACGAATCTCGTCTAGTAATACATTACTAATATTATCCGCATACTCACTATTAATGTTTCTAATATCATTCATTAGCTTCTTAATCTGGAAGTCACTAATAGCTTCTCTGAATAAGACTTCATTCTCTGGACTTTTTAGGAACTCTTCTATTTCATCTTTGACTGTTTCATTAGCAGGCAGACCTAGTATCTGGTCTGTCTTAGAACGCCAGTCTTTAGTTAATAGACTTTCAGCAGGACTAAGAGCTTTAGACTTTTCATTTATCTTATTCTCGATTACTCTTACGAAGTCTAAGAAGTAGTTAGCTTTAATTTTATCGAGAGGATTCTTACTTTGTTTAAGAGCATTGTAAGATTCATAAGCATCTCTACGATAACTTTCTAGCATAGCTATGTCTACACGATTTCTAACTAATGGGTCTAATATTTCAGTTAGTTGCGGAGTAGTTCTTTCGATTTCAGCTTGCAGATTATTAAGTCTCTGTACTCGCGCATCTAGTAAGTCTGCTTCTGTACCATTATTAATATTCTCTGTAATAGCTATATCTAATAGAGCATCGTCTATATTAGCACTTCTCATAGAAGTTGAATAGTCAACGAACTTCTTTAGAGTATTATCTAAGATTTGAATTAACTGTTGTGTATCTTGGTCGTATGTAGCTTCATCTGCTAGACCTGAATCTATCAGTTTCTTCTTCATACGTTCGTCAGTTATGTAATCTTTTAATAACTCAAAGTTTCCCGTTTTAATAGCTCTTAAAGCTAAAGTAGTACCAAATCTAGTCTTAGCTTCTTCAGCTAATATTTCTTGTTCTTCTGGACTAATCTTAGCAAAACGAGTAGTACCAACAGATGGGTCTTGACTAACTGTTCCATCATCTAAGTAACGAATAGGATTACCATCAGCATCACGTTCAACTTCATACGGATTCTCTCCTCTAGTAATAGCGTCCATATCAGTAGCATACTTACTGAATAGTTGTTCTCTAGCATTGATTTCAGATAGACGCATCTTCTCGTCTGCTACTCCACCTTTACGATTATTAATAGCAGACATAGTACCACCAAATACAACACCACCAATAACACCCCATAATGCAGCGTTATATAATTGTGGGTCTTTTAGGTAATTTTGTATACGATTCATATCAAAGAACTGGTCTTTGAAGTCTCCATCTTGTCCCATTAGATAACGACCGTATGCAGTTCCTTCTTCTTGACCTACAAAATTCACAGCTTCTTCTACACCTTCTGATAATTCAGATAACAATAAGTTCTCACTAGAATTAATCATACGATTAAACTTACCTGCTAATCCAGATATAGTTCCTTTGGCTGCTTGACCTAGAGTTTGACTAGCGCTTTCAACACCAGTACTAGCTATTCTATCTAATGCTTGAGTTTGAGCATAACGAAGTCTAGGAGTAACGGCACGATTGATTTGCCCGAACGCTTTATTGACTGCACGTAATTGCAGATAGTCAAAGAATACATTCCCGAAGTTATAGGCAAAGTCTCTATTAGCTGCCTTCTCTGCTATCAACTTAGCCATCTCGTTAACATCTCCGTTAGCTTCTTTAGCTATATCTGGATTTTCTTGCATCCACTTCTGCATTTGGTCCGGATTCATACCAGCAAACAAATCTAATGCTTCTTGGTTGATTTGTTCCGCAACTCCACGAGCTTCTTGATAATTCTCACCAAGACGCATACCAATAGCAGTAAGACCATCTTTAGCAAGAGCTTTATATTTAGTAGCTTTATATACGTTATCTAACTTGCTAGCCTTCTTAGCCCAGTTCATAACTCTAGCCATCTTACCAGTATTACCAAGAGACGCAACTCCTTTACCAATAGCAGTCACACCTTTAGCAAATGCAGTCCCAGGAATCATAAGAGATAAAGAACTAGCAATACTAGGTACTTGACTAAAGAACCAACCAGAAAAGTCATTCATGTCAAACGCTTTATCTGGATTCTCTCTATAAATAGGAAATAAGTCATTTCTAATATAGTCGGAGAATTGGTCACCTGCTCTAGTAATAGCATTACTATATGGCTGGTCGTCCATAAGACCAAAAGTAGCTAAGTCTACTAACATACCAATTCCACCTACTGTATCACCTATAACAGTACCAATAGTCTGACCTAAAGCATTACCAGCTTGTGTCCAAGCAGATTGATTCTTAGCTCGTATCTTTTCTAAGTCCGACTGTTCTTGGTATAGATTAAGTTGTGCACCATATTCAGCAAGTTCATTATAATCTTTCTCGCTACCAGTGAATACTTTAGAACCAAAAGCATTATTAAGAAGAGTTTCTCTTTGAGCTTCTAAGTCTGGTTTATATAAAGTAACACTAGGTTCAGAAACAAGATTAGCCCCAGAGTTATCTGGAGCTTTACTTGTAGCAGTTATTGTTTCAAATATATTCGGCATACTTATTGTAATAGTTGAATCATTTGTTGTTGAAAACTAGTAGGAACATTCTCACCAGTTAAGTTACGATAACTAGTAGAGAATCGTTTAAATACTTGTGCTCGTTGGTTAGCATCCAAGTCTGTTATACTATTTACTCCAAAGTCTATGATAGTCTTTTGGAACAAAGGTTGTATGATAGCTAGTTGTTCCTCTACGGGGGAGTTGCTAATAGTTCCATTACGAGCTTGTATTTTCTCAATGTTAGATTTAACAGGAGCAAGAGTAGTATTATTAGAATAGTTATTAGTAATAACATCATTAAATTCTTGTTCTGTCACTTCTATATTCTCGCTACCAGTATTTATCGTATATCTTTCTTTACCAGTAGTTTTATCTTTAGCATAGAAAGCAGTATAAGTCCCATCTCCAAATTCACTACCTGACAACTTATATCCATTGTTAAGTGCGGAGTTGTACTTAATTGAATATAATGTCTTAGCTGCTTTGATTGCAGGTAAGTCTTTGAATTGATTGATAGCAGCGTTTAACGGAGCGCCAACTATAAAGTAAGTACCAGCATCTCGACCTTTATTAATCTTACTAGTCTTACTTATATATGGAAGACTAATAGTCATACCATAATTACCAGTAGCAGGGTCAATAGCCCAACCAGCTAGTACAGCGTTCTCTCCTTTCTCTAGTCTACGATTAGCAATCTCATTAATGATATTGTTACGACTATCAGAATCTTCTACTTCTCTTAGTACTCCGTGTTCATCTTTCATTAGAATCTTAACAGAACCACCATCAGCAGTAGATAAACTTTTAAGTGCAGCTTCCGAATAATCATCCATAAGATTCTTAGTCATAGATTCTCCATTTACTGTTACTGTTTGAGGTATATAGAAACTATTGATTTGAGCAAAGTTACTAGGAAATGCTTTAGCTAATCTTTCAGTAGCACCTTCTGATAATCTAGTAGCTGTATCATAAACATTAGCTAAAGAACCATTCTTTCCAACTGGTTGTCTATAAACAATGTTTGCTTTTTCAAATGTTTTAGGAAGAGTATTGGAACCTTTAGTAAAACCTATTTTAGCAGGTGTAAATCCTGCTTCTGCATTACTAAGAATACCAGTTATTTCAGGAGCTAATCTAGTATAAGCATCTTTACTTATATAGATATGTTCTTTGCCATCTATCTTTTCTATACGAATATCTTTTGAAGTAAGACCTAGTTGTCCTAATTCTTGGCGAGTTTTCATAATAAGACTAGGATTCATAGATACTATTACTCTATCATTCTCTGTACCATCAGGATTAGTAAACTTACTATTCATTATGTTAGCATATCTTTGTTGCAATGGATTGTCTGAATCAGCCATGTTTCCACTACTTAAACGTCTACCTAAGAATTCACTAGCTATTCTTTCGTCTGGTAACAGATTATTATTAACAGCTTCAAGACGATTAGTATTAGTCTGAATGTCATTCCATATAGTTTCAGCTTCTCTTAATTCTTGATTACGAAGATTATCGGTAATACTAACATTTTGATTAATAGCTTTACGTAATTCTGCGTATGCTTTGTCTGCTGGCAAATCTCTGCTAATATTGTATTTAGCATAAATATTACCAAGTCGGGTATTAGCATCATTAAGAGAAGATGTAAGTTTACTAGGAGTATCTGCTTCTATCTCACGATTACCAAGAGGAGAGTAGAAATCAGTAATTAATCTTAGTTCTTTAGGAGTATTACCTTTAACAGCTTTAGTCGCAGCAGTAGCTTCTGCTTTACGAGCACGTTCCATCATACCAAAACCAATACTAGGTTCAATACTACTAGTAACTCTTTTGTATGCAGAAGCAGCATATCTAGGTTCAAATAGATTCTCTTCAAACTCTGCTTGTGACATGATAGTTCCATCTTTCTTAGTAACTAAGTTAGACTTTCCTTTACTAGCTTTCCAAGCATTAACTCGATAATCTTGTTCAAGACTAGCACGAGCACCTGGAGTTTCATTAAGAGCAGCTTCAAAAGCAGCACGAATTTTATCTTTAGATAACTGCTGAATACTTCCACCTTTCTTTAGATAAGGAACATCACCTGCTGCTATATTACCATCTCCGCTTTTAAGATTACCATTCTCGTCTCCCCATACTAGACTTTCACCAGCAGAAGCATCTACTCCAACAGTAGCAAGAGCTTTCTGATATATAGCAGAATAATCTACTTGTTCAACAGGTCTGTAATTAGGTTGGAACTGACTTCCACCTACTACTCGACCTTTATCATCTAGTTGGTCTTGGTAATTATACTTATTCTGCTCTAAAGCATACGCTTTAATATCTCCGTCATACTCCTTACTATTGTTGATTTCATCTTGGAACTTCTTGAATTCAGCTTGATAGCGTTCACGACCAATAAGTCCGGGATTACTAGTAACTTCACCTGCTAAACGTTTAGCAGTAGTAAGAGCAGTTGCATAACTTCCTTCTTGTGCAGCAGCTTCTATTTGGCTATTAATAGATTGAGTATAGTCAGCTAACCACTTGTTCTCTGCCTCATTCAACTGCTTGTTAGCAAGAAAGGATTTAACCTGATTCTGTGTCTCAATAGCAGTATCATGTTTCTTTTGTAGAGTATCTAATGTACTAGCATATACTTCTAAAGGAGCGGCAACCCGCTCCTTCTTTTGATAACCAGCTGTATTAATATTTATCGGCATAGCTATATTATTTAATTAGTTTACTTTTACCTCCAAATCTACGAGTAAATTGTCCTACTCGTCCTAGATTTTGTTGCATTAGCTTCATGAACAAAGGTATTTGTTCTGGGTTCTTAGATAGTTCAGCAGCAAACGCTAAGTCGTCTCGTCTACGTAAGTCTTTACCTAACTGGAAATCTCTAACACCAGCTGTCAAACCTTCAATCATTTGAGTTCGGTTATTAGCTAATGCTTGAACTTTTTCATTATTAGTTTGAGTAACTGCTGCATCATAAGCGTTCATAGTTTGTGCATTTTGAGCAGCTACGGACTGGCGATTCATTGCATCTTGGTTACGAAGTTGAGTTTCTATATTCTCTTTCTCACCTCTAATTCTACTACGAGAAGCTAATGAACTATTAGCTAGTCTTTGTTGTCTAGCGACATTAGCTACCGAACTAGCAGTATTTCCTTCAATTAGATTTCGTTGTGATAACTCACTTTCACGAACATCTGATAGTTGAGGATTTACATTAACAGTAGTTTTAAGTTGAGCAGGAGCAACTAGTTGTGGAGCTTTAGGAGCTTGAATATTATTAATACTAGATTTGTTCATCAGTCCACTAACTAGAGTTCCTGCTGCTCCAATAGCAGAACTAGCCGCTTCTCCTAAATTACCTAAATTAAAACTACTCCTAGAAGTAGGAGAAACAGGAGAAACAGGAGAAGTTAGTTTGCCTACACTTGGATTCTGAATATTAGCACCAGCTGTAATTCCTGCACTAGGAACATTCTGATTAAGTGCTAACAATCTACGATTAGTTCCAACTCCTAGTAATGCTTTCTTTAGTTCTGGATATTTCTTGTATACTTTAGCTTTCACATCACTACGTCCATGAAGTCCAGCTAAACGTAATGCATCACGAGCATCTGCTTTAGTAGGTATAGGATAACTACGACCTCCACCTGCAAAGTCTTTCTTATCTACACTAGGATATGGTTTCTTACTAGAACCATAATCATCTTTACGAGATAGACCACCTAGCTTTCGTTTACTAATTCTATTCATAGTTTTCTTTTTAGTACCATCATCATTTAATCCATTTCTATCCTTAAAGTTCTCTTGTGCATCAAATACCTTACTAGGTTCAACACCACTCTGAACTAATTCAGCAGGACTATTACCATTAAGTATTGGTTGAGCACTAAACACTTTTAGTTGCTTAGGAGTAATCTGTACTACTTCTTCTCCTTCTGCTTCAATAGAGTTCTTGCCTTTACCAATAACTATACCACCTGTATCATGCTTACGACCTTTAAGAAGAAACGTATTCTTCTTAATAGGCACAGCTGTACCACCACGACTAACAATTGGTGCTACTCCTTTACGGGGGGTATCACCGCCAACTCTCATTAGTTGGTTTCTTATATCAGCATAAGTATCGTTATCGACAGCTGCTTGCTGCGTCATATAAGCTGCTTGTTGTTGATACTCTTGCTTCTTGACAAGACGACGTTGTTCTTCTTCTTGTCTTTTCTGCTTTTGACTATTCAGTATTCCACCGATTAATTGAGTACCAACAGATATGGCAGCACCGATAAATGCTTTCGGTCTTTGATTAATTCTTTGTACCATTATTCTCTGTATTTATTAATAAAACATTCTATATTACTAAGAGTAACTGCAACATCAGTCTCTTTAATAATGAAACGAATACCAATATATTTACCATTAATAAGACTGTCTTGTTTCTTATATGGTTTACCAGCAGTTATTATATTAACTTGATTCTCGTCAAGTATTACAATATTGTAATTACCAGTAATTCTATCTATTGGTTCTAGTTCTTCAACTCCTTTAATCAAACTACGGAAGTAATTGAAGTTCCACTTACCTTGCTCGTAGTATGGCTTAGTCATATTCTTTTCATTACGACTAGTTGTTGAAACGTCCCATTCAGTTGAGATACCTGTGTTCGTAAATATAAGAATTTTATTCCCACTATAATTAATATTGTTGGTCTTTTTTAAGTCGTAAGTTATGTAGTTAAGTAATTTGATTGTTTCAAACTCTAGGTTAAATACTATATCTACTACTGCGCAACCAACAGCTTCACTAATATAAAATGGATTCTTATTAGAATCTATTGTACAATACTCGTAATTAAGATATGGATATAATAGTTCTCCATTTACTTTAGGACTACCATTCTTATATATTACTTTTGGAGTACTATCTGGTATCTGATAAAGTTCAGTCTTAGTATTGAAGTATTTACCAGAATAGTTATGAGTACTTATCCAATTATTAGCAGCTAGAGAATAAGAGAATGTGAAGACCTTTTCCTCCCCCGTAAAGGAGCAGATAAGCCGATTAGATTCTTTGTCCATTCCTATATTAACAATAGTATTCTTATTAACGTATTTATCTAATACACTTTGAATACCAGTAGTAATATCATTCAGTTGTTTATCATCGAATCTATATAACTTACGTTTGCTCTTATCAAAGAATACATAACCAACTTCATTACAAGTAAATGCTCCAAAGTCTTGTAGTCCTCCATATCCTTTTTCACTAGTGAATACTTCTTGATATTCAGTATCGAAAGCATCTGGCATATACATCTGTACATCTTTGTCTTTAGTAGCAAGAGTAGAATCACGATTAAAAATAAACATTGAGTGCTCACAATGAGCAATAAGATAAACACCAGTTCCTAGTATATTAATGATGTCACCTTTGTTCTCACTAATTATCTTATATCCATCAGCAGGAAATTGTCTCCAAGCATTATTAGTAGATTCAGATTGAAGAACATTACTTCTACGAATAAACTTGCCGTAGACTTCTACTTGATTAGCTACTGCATTAGGATTATAAGCATTTATGTTAGGTCTTGCATAATCAACGTATATACTAGATACTTCGTATAACCCGTAAAGAATAGACGCAGTTAATTGTCTATTAGATATGTTCACAAAGTTACCAGCATCTCCTCTAGCATAAGTAAAGTAAGTATCTTCTATCTTTCCTACTTTAATCTTAGCACTTGGTAAATAAGTAAGTTGTTTATAACATCTGACTGCATTAATGTGCATTACATCTCTAACAGCATTATCAATAGTTTCTAATCCTACTGCCGTTCTATATATACCGTAGAACTTTCTATCTACCGAACCATATACAGGCTGCCAATCTCCTGAATAAGTAACTCCTGCATTATCAAATATTATAATAGCAGAATCCATACTAATATATCCAGTAACATTTTGTCTCATTCCATTTTCGCCATACTCATAACCTACCAATGGAAGAGGCTCACCATCTACATATTTGTTCTGTCCTAGACGTATTAATTTAACTCCTTCTTTCTTAGTATATATTTCTTGATTAATATAAAGAAGTCTACCTCTAGTAAGTAATTTAGTAGTAGTTGTTCCTTCTGTAAGTATTGTAGTAGATATTAGTTGTCCTGCACTACTATAAGGAATTCCTATTTTAAAATATTGACCAGCATTATTTGCAACAATCTTAGAAGTTATTCCAATTTGTGGTGTACTATTAGCCGCATAAAAATCAGAGCTATTTACATGACTATATTCTCTAATAGAATTATTAGCACAATCTTTAACTACATAAGCATTAATAGTATCTCTACTAGTAGCTGTTTGTCCATCTCTAGTTTGAAAACTAAGAGTTCCAAGACTAACAAATACATTTGGAGTTCCACTCTTTTTTAGAACATATATATCATCTGAATAGAATTGATAACTACTAGAGTATACAGCTAGATTATTAAAACTAGATTCTCTAAGAACATCATTACTAAAACCTTCGTCTCTATGTTGGTCTACTATACCATCGCAAATAAGAATACTATCTATTTCTTCGTAACTAATAAAATAACCTACGAATCCATCATACATAGGTATATTCTTAAAGGTAAAGTTTCCTTTTACTTGATGTGGAGTTCTGAATAATCTATCTCCTTTGTTATTAGTAAACGGGCATAAGAACTTCATTCCGTAGTATGGACTAGCACTACTAGTACTACCATCCATAAACCGTGGGTCAAGATTAAACCAATAGTAATCTATCTTAGCATCTTCTGCCATTTGAATAAGACTAAGTTTATCCATAATAGTAGTCCCATACCATCCCGGATAATCCTTTTTAGCTTGCTCAATAGCAGCCTTTACATCAGACACTTTAGTATCATCATAACAATCCATCATAATATCGACATCTTTGTTAGTCGAAGTATTATAGTATCTACCTATAACAATTTGTACTGGGTCTTTTACCCAAAAACCATTATTAGTATCTTTATGACGATAGTTATTATTTTCTATAAGAATACCATCAGTATAACTTCCATCAGGATAAACATAATGAATATAGAATCTATAAACTTCATCTTCAATAGGTTTAGGAACACCTACAACAGTTTCTTTTCCAGAATCATCTTTTAACTTATTTCCATATCCATCAGTTTCATTCCAAACACCAACTTTAATTCCACTAGTATCAAAGCTATCAATATCTAGCTTTCTACTTTCTTCTTTATAATTAGCAACATATAATCTATTATTATAGTTACACATTGTTTTGATATTATAAAGATTAAAGTTGTTAGCAGATACTAATACTTCATCAACAGACATTTGAGTTTTACCAGAACGAATACCATATATATCATACTTGTTTTCTTCGTTGAATTGGTAACTACCTAGATTATATGCTTCTGTTCCATCTTTATAAGTGCAAACATAAGCTATCTGAAAAGATTTGAACTTATTAGTAGTCTTATTAACCATCTCTAACTTAGCATAGATATAAGACTGTGCGTAATCAGTATCTTCCCTTAAATAATCATATAGCTCATAAGTAGCTGTAATATGAGTAGGTACAGAAACCGTTGCTGGCATTTTAATTCCTTCGATAGTTACAGAAGATACAGTCTCTTTACCTAATTCATTAGATAAATAGATTACAACTCCTAAGTCTCTCCAACTAGTATATTCATTATCTGTTATTTCATATCTAATGAATAACAAGTAAGTTCCCATTCTCATTCTTCCACCAGCCATTTGTCCATAATCAGTTACGGTAACTTGTGGAATATCAGGATTAAGAGTAAAGATATTATCTGAACCTAAATCAGCATTATTAAGATTCATAACTTTTAGTGGCACATCTTCTCTAGGATTACGTTCACTAATAGCTATGATTAAATCTCCACGAACGTTATAGGTATAAGTTCCAAATACTTCTCCGCCATACCATTCCCATGAAGCAGCTACTTTAGTAGTCTCGCCAGTAAACTCGTTATATCTAAATATTTCATTGGCATTAGTAAAGATAACAAGTTCAGTAGCACAAGGCACAATACCAACAATGGTATTATCAAACGTAGCAATAGTTTCTAAAGACTTTTCATTCTGGATAGAATTGCCATCTTTAGAAACTACTATATTAGAGGCATGAGTTATAGAACCATTCTTTATAAATTCTAACCCATCATCCTTATTAAGTTCTTTTACTATTTCCATTAACCTCTAGGTTTAAAAGTTGATATATAGAAGAACGAACTCCATATCTTACTGTTTACATTTTGGTTCTCTATGATAACAGAAGCTCTAGCTCTATCTCTGCTATCTCTCCACAATAAGAAAGGATTAACTGGTAGTTGTCCTTGTAGAGAATAAACAGGATGCTTCATTCCTCTACTTAACATCTTCCATATACAGAACCATTCAAGAGCTTCGATTAGTTTTCCGTTGTTTGGCACAACAGGAACATTACATTGAAATACATCGCTATACTGTGTAATAACAGATAGATAAGTAATAGTAACAACTTCTGTATCAAAGTTCAATTGAATAGCATTAGCATCTCTTAGATAAACAAAGTTACGACCATCGTAATCAGTTACATCAACTTCAACAGTTCGTTTACTTCGCTTATCTATATCTTTATCTTTGTCTTGGGTAAAGTACTCAACAGTAGAAGCAGGCTTACCATTTGTACAACAGCTAGTCCGTCCCTTTACGGGGGGAACTTCGCATCCCTCGGCATATACTTTAAAAGCGTTCATACAACATGGGAAGTAAGCTATCCTATCGGTAACTTGTACAGTAGTTTCTCTTTCTTCATATTGTAGAACACCCATCTCATTCATCGCATCAATACACCAAGCTGCTACTCTAGGTATATAGTCGCTAGACATTATATTAAAGTCGTTGTCTAAACGCGCGATTATAGTTTCGATAGAAGACAGTTCTTTGTTCATTGTTTCTAATATATTTAATTGTATAAGTAGGGTCAAATCTTTTTATAAGAGATATTCGACGTTTAATATCTATATTCTCTAGATTGATTATATCCTCAACAGTTTTGCAATTAGCTAATATTTCATCATTAGTTGTAGTATCATGAGTATTAGCTACTTTAAATCTAAATAATCTACGGTTCTTAAACTTACCATCTATCATGATAGCTCGACAGTACCATTCATCATTCCAGTAGACGAAGTACTTCTGTCCGTTATATGGTAGATTATTCAACAGAGCATAGACAGCGTTCTTCAATAGATAAGGTTCTACACCTTTCTCTATTAGTTTTTGTTTGCTAATTCTAGTACTTTGCCAGTCAACAGACTTCTTAGCTTTAATAACACCAGTAGCAGTTTTATATTCTGTATCTGGTTTTATTCGTTCTATCATGAGACTTCCGATATATCTATCAAATTTATATATCTTTCCTCTTAGAACTTCTTTAGCTACTTGTCCAAAGTATCTACGGCAGTATTCAAGATAGTCCTCTCTAGTTACATTACATCTGTTCTTTATTCTTTCTAATTGGTGCTGACAATTGGTTATCTTTCTTAGCACTCTAAAGTATTGCTTTAGTGTATTGTAAACTCCACCGTATCTAAATTGTTTCTGGTCGTCAAACTTAACAAACTTTCTATCTATTGCATTTTCTAACTTACAGGTAACATCTAGCTCATCTGTATTCCACTCCCAGTAGTTGTATATACATACATCAAATATAGCTTCGACAGCATTTCTGTTTTGCTCTACTTGATACTTAATCTTAGTTAGTAATTTAGTATAACGACTTAACTTACGAGAGACGAAGTCCTTATCTTCGTTAGCTCTCTCTATGAAGTTTCGATACATATTACGCCAATCGTACCTATCTAAATCAACTAAACTCATACTTCTACTTGTGGATTTTGATTAACTTGTTCCTTAGTAGGAACTTCATTAGTTTGTCTTTCTATATTCAATAGATTTCTCTTATAGATTACATCTTTGATTCTCTCTACCATATCTTCTGGTATGATGAATTCATCATCGTTATCGAAGAACTCTGATAACTTCTCGTTTGTCTCTACGGGAATATCAGTTGGTATTTCAAATGGAGACTCAATAATAATATGTCCTAATGGTTCAATAACAGGATTACCATTACTATTGATATATACATAACCATTAATGTAATCATAACTTAGCGTAGTACACATCCCAGGAAGCTGTTTATAAAACTGTGCATTTGCTTCTTTAATAAATGGGATTGCCATATTTTCATAGCCTACTGTACGTATGCTAACAAACGGTAGATTATTATCTAATCTAACTGGTCTAGGCACTCGCATCTTAGTTCGTTTGACTTTGAACTTAGTGCTAACTAATGACTGAAATATATCTCCGTCTGGAACATCAATAACAGATACTCTATATCTCTGCATAAGTATCTTATCAATATTAGCATGACGTTGATAACTTTGTCGTATCTGTTCATTGAACGTATGAATAACAGCACTACGTATAGTCATACGAGTAACATGATTGTTCGGTTGATGAATAGCATGAGCTATTTCAGATACTACTTGATTAAGTGAACTCATAATCTAATTAGTTTGGTTTATAACTATGACAAATATAACTATTATTATTAGACTAGCAAGACTTTGACTAGTTATTTTAACTAGCTAGCTAACTATCTAACTAACTAAGTTGAGCTTTGTAAATATATTTTTATGAGTGACGCATTTTAAGGCTCACTGTGACACGCAAGTCCAAACGTGATTAATAGTAAAGGATAGATAGTAGAATTCAATGGTGACCTTCTAACCGCTCCCTACGGTCGCTCAACACCCCCGTAAAGGAGTGGAAACATTATACAACTAGGGCTAGACCATTGCTAGCCTAGCCCTCAATCATACGCTGCCAGACCTATTACGGGTACTGGTTTGGCTCTTCTTCATCCTCTATGAACTTTCGGTAGTCTATCTTAAAGAACGCCATGATGGGCTTTAGAATCCAGCTCCAAAATACGAAGGATAAGACTATCGAATTCAATACTACTTTAACATCTCCGAGATGTAAAGAGAAGTATATCACTCCCATTAGTAAGGAACAAGCTAAAGTAATTGCCCGTTTGCTCCATGTTCCTACTGGTTTAGTACCATTCAGTTTATCAACTAGTTTAATAGTTAGATAAGCTAGTACATTAACACAGATAACAAAAGCAAAGTCAAAACTATTAGCAGTAGTCCTTAGTATCTCACTTAATATATTCCCGAAGTCCATATTAAGAATAGATGAATAAGATAGTACCGAATAGCACACTTAGTAGGATTCCACCTACCTTAATCCAGAACAATGTTTTCGCATTAAAGATAGTGTAGTCTTTCTTTAAGGCAAAAGCTAAGATAGTAATACATACAACTACCATTAGCAAGACTTTAATTACATTCAACATAAGCATATAAGTTTTATATTACTCCGGCAAATATATAAATTATATGCAAATAAAAAAGAGAGACTACTTTTATTTAGTAACCTCTCTTTAGGAATATAACAGAACTTGTATTACTTTAATTCGTTAAAGTGTTTCCGAAGTTTATCTTCTCCGAGTTGTTATAAGTAGAGCTTAGAGTTAAGTGACAAAGTAATGTTACTCCTCTACGGGGGAATCTTCTACTACCTCATCTTCTTTAGGACACCATTCAGGACTTGACAATAAAGTAGCAAGTGCTTCATTAGAATAAGTTTCATAAGGATATTCAACACTGATAACTTCCAATCCTTCTTCATCAGTAGTAACTGTTCTAGTTACTTTTTCAGGAAACACTTTTTCATAATGTTGACACTTCATCAACACTTTGTCTTTACTAACATTACTACGAGGAACTAAATTAAGTTCATCAATCTTTGCTGACTTCTCTTCATCTATATCAGCAACAGGGAACACAATGTAATCAATCATAATTTTTAAATATTAAATATTAAACTTAATGTATACATAACTACTGCAATTATAGCAAGTATTATATAAACTACTTTAAGTAGCTTATAAGGCATTATCTTCATTTATTCATCTTGTATAAATATTGGGTTAGTTAAATCAATTATTTCGTCTTTCTCCATTAGATTCTTTAGGAAATTAATCTGTAATAGTGGAATGGTTTTAGGATAGAGGATTAGTTTGTAGAATACCATATTAGCAAATCCTGCATTACCATCGCCAGCGATACATATTCCATTTGTATCTTGTTCACTTCCTCTAGTTATAACATTACCGTTATAATTTGTAGGAGTAATAAAAGATATATTGTCCGGTAGTTCTCCTTCCATAATGTCAGTTCTTTTATAGAAAACAAAATTATATGCTTTATCCCATTCAAGTAACAAAGCATTTCCATTGCCTCCTTCATACACTTTACTTCCTTTTATTAAAGGACAACCCTGTTTTTTTAGCCATTCCCTTTTTATTATTGCTGTAAAATCATTAAGTGCGGGAATATTGGCGTTCTTACTATAATCAGTTACTCCGTCATATAATAAACCATTAGGATAGAGAGGAAGCATTTCTATGGTTACTTCTTCGTTTACTGCAATAGTAGATAAATCAAACCATAACAGATAGTATATTCTATCTCTATCTGTATCTAATTCAACTAATTCTTCTTCGTTTAAATGTTTTAAATTAATATAAGTATCTTCATTAGGACTTAAATTAGTAATACTAATTTCTTTATTAAATGCTTCTCCAGTAGATATTTTATTAGAATGCATATCCCAATAAACTCTAATAGATTTATTAGCTTTAACTTTAAATGGAATATCTCTTGTTATAAATCCTTCTACTCTGCTATTTTGGAAATACCAACCATAAACCGCAGTACTTAGATTCTTGAGTGTAATTTCATACCCATTACGAGATACTACGTCAATATAACCATTATTAGGAATTAAATACCAATCTAATTCATTATCAAACTTAGCAAACTCATAACCACCATAACCTGACATTTTATCGTAAGCATGATTATAATTAGTCAAATCATAGTCTCCTACGGCTACACCTCTTTGTTGAATAGTAGCTTTATCTTCATCGAGATTAGTTTTACCATAAGCATCCCAATAATAAGGAGGTAACTCTACCTTAGCTTCAATACCAACATACTTATTCAGCTCTTTAATCTTATCGTCTGTTGAGATGTTGTCGAAGAGCATGAAGTCGTATAATGCCATATTAGAATAAAGGTCTTTAAGAACTCCTCCTCTTCCTATGTTTGGAACTACTCCATTATTAGGAACAACTATATTACAAGTAATAGTTATATTATGTAATACATTAAGTAAATCTTCACAAGTAATATTTGTATTTAGTATTCCATCAATATAAGTATTTCCAACTAGTCTAGCTTGATATGCTATTAGATTATTATCAGCAGTATTAGTAGTATATATAGCAAAATCATTATTCAAAGAATTAGGAGAAGCACCGGACGACCTTTGGTCATATAACATAGAATTGATAGTATTATTATTAACCTTCATCAATACTTGCTTTCCTCCACCAGTAACAGTAGGAATGGTAACAAAGTCGTTTACGCCATCTAACTGATATGAACCATCTTCGTTAACTCCACTACCTTCTGCATAAGCTGAGTTATAAATAACACCATGATTACCATGACCTGATATATCAGGAATATGACCTAATATTTTATAGCTAGAGTTAGGAATACGTAGTAGTCTAGGAGATAGGATACATTTAGGTTCATTATCATCAAGAAGCCAAGTAGCCGTACAAGTAAATACCATTGATTTTTCAACAACATATTTAGAACCTGACGCTTCAACACCATTTAATTTTGGGTAGGAAATAGTATATAAACCCTTTAAAAGATTAGAATCGAAAAACCCTTTAATTCTAGTAATAGTACTACCTACTTTTATTTTATCTCCCCAAGTAATTTGATTATTGCTTGCATCGTTAAATCTTAATAAAACAGGATAAGGCTGTACTATATCCTCATACTTAATATACTCGTCTACTTCAATAGTAATATTCTGTGTATGCTGTCCTTTTAATAAGTTTCCCCATAAAGTCCAACCAAGAACACTACTATTCTTTTGTTTAACAATAGCATCCATATTAGGACAAGTATAATCAATTACTTCATATACATCTCCTTTATCGTCATTAAACTTTAACTGAATTGCTACTCTTTCTGCAACAGGTAAATAATCTCCTACTTTAATAGGCGTCCAAACACTATCTTTTACAGTGTAGTAATTTAATATAGTATATGGAACATTACTATTAATAGTAGGATTGAATCGAACTAGTGTTTCGTCTACTTCAATAGTTGTAGTTATCTTCTGCGGAGATTTACCAGTAAGAGTAGTATTGAAACCTTTATAGTCAGCATTAGGAACAGTATTCTTCCCATTAACTTTTAAAGAAGTAACTTTATATGGAGCAACTGTTTCTATTGATATACCTAAAGGAGAACCAACAGAATAATATTCTCCAACTGTTGCACCTATTAGATTCACAAAATAAGAAATAGATTTAATTCTATCATCTTGTTTAATAACAGGTCTGAATTGAACCATATCCTTATATAGAGTTCCAGCTTTATGTTTCTTTAGTTGTCTATCTAATAAGAACTCGGACATACTATAAGGGAAGGACATGAGAGAGTAGATAGCTCCATTGAAGAAACGAGAATCATTATCTCGAATCTTGCCTAACCACATAGTATCAGTATCTACATTAGAACCTGCGGTTAACTCTTTTTCTCCATTGTATACGTATTTACTTTGATAGCTGATGCCTACCCTTTGAGTTTGGAATGCATTTTGCAAACCAAAACTATATGTAGCTGTTCTAAATTCTGTTATAAAAGCTCCAACATTAGTACCGGTTGTAGCCTTACTAAGAACACAGCTTGTATCAGTACCGATTCTATCTTTATTAACAACAACAGTATAATCCTTGTAAATCGGCATCCCTGTCACCTTACCGAAGTCATTTACTCCGTCAAGACAGAGAGCACCTGCGTGGGAGGGAACTTGCTCTACCTTGACAGAAGATAGTCCCTTCAATACAAATGCTACTTTGCCATTCACTGATGTCGGGTCTGCGGAATCAGGTAATATATTTATTCCTTCCTTTACTTCATAATATGAAACACTAATAGTATCACCGTTATTGACATAATATCTGTATAGTACTCTACCTCTTAATTTCGCTTTTATTAAAAAAGATTGTGTAGCAGCAGGTACTCTTTGATAAACCGTTATTATATCATTGTTATTATCGTTGAATGACGAAAATGTGAATGATGTCCTTTCATTTATAAAAGGTAAATTCATAGCCCAGTCCAAAAAGTCCACCTCATACTTCCCAATACCCGAATCCAATTTCCAAGCCAGATTGTTCAACTGAATATCTCTTCCATTACCTGAAAAGTCAATCAGCTTGTCGCCAAACTCTGCGTGGTTCTCATTAGTAATGCCTTGCTTAGTTATATTACAATAGATATCTGCTTTGACAGTACGGTCTAAATTATAATAACCTATTATCTGATTAATATCATCTTCTGTAAATGTACCAATACCACAAATAGTCCATTCATAAGCTATCTTAGATAACTCATTAATAGTATTCGTAGAAGTATTATAACCTAGCGGGAAGAACTTCATATCATTTTGCATAGAAAGTCCACCACTAGTTGCAGTATAATCTTCTTTATCTCCAAGTATTCCACTAATATAATTTAGAATACTATTATTAGAAATAGATTTTGTCCAACCAACTATAATATCTTTTCTACTTACATCTCTACTTCTATTTAATGTATTTCTTGCAGTAAGATTACTATCGTTTCTGATGTTATTAAACGTAGTATTATTGAAACTAGTACTATAATCTATAAGATGAAATTTAGAAACAAAACTAATAGTAGTTTCATTTCCCATATCAGCAAACATTTCACCACAAGTCTTAGTAGACTCTATTACATCATTTACTCCATCAGTAACAAGAGCATCTTGCATTATAGGTTCTATCTCAATCTCTATGTTCTCGACTTCTTTATTAAAATCGAATACATAATAATTATCGGTAGAAGGCATTGTTTCGTATGTAACTAGGTTATCTCCATTCTTTAATTTAAGAATTTTATCATAGCCATAGTAAATACGGACACTATCTGTATCTTTTATATTATTACACTTAATATTAAAAGTATAACCAGCAAAATTTGCATAGAGAGCTTGTCTATTTATACATTGTCTGACTGCACCTTCTCCTTCTTGTGCTACACTTTTAACTAACCAATGTTGTTCTCCTAATACTTCTACATCTCCACGTTGAGAATTAACAACATAATTAGTAGTAAAACCATAACCACTATTAGGAATCCAAGCAAAGTTATGACATATAAGCGGATTATCAGGGTCTACAAGATTTCTGATAGTAGCCCTATCAGCATCTCCATTTCTTTTACCATAAGTATAAGCAACTATCCTTAAACGTGATTTAAGTTCAGGCGAGAGATAAGGTCTATCTCCACCTGAACTATTATTACCAAAAGGAATACCATTGCCAATACCAATACCAGTTTTAGAAACCATATTGTAATGTATTAGCTTGTGCGTTATTAACTTGTTTAACTAACTCAACGTTCCAACCTGCGTAGAACACAGTAGTAACTGGTGTTTCCATTCCAGCAAGTATTACCTCGACTTCTATTGGGTCTTCGGTAATGTTCTTAACTAAGAACGGAAGTTTACCACCTCGCATATCATCTATACTAAATTCACCAGTAGGTATGTTACCTATTTCTGATATTTGTAGACTATTAGCAAAGTTACCACGATTCATTATACGATTATCTTCCATGACAATAAGTTTTAAATTGTTATTAAACTTTTTAGTAACTCCCCCGTAAAGGAGTGGCAAATCAACATTCTTCTACGGGGGATTCACTAAGAAACTAAATTTTATTCAGTCTCGCAACTATTATTAAACCATTCCTGTATTCCATCCACTAGGTACTGAATTACCATTAGTAAGTAGATTCTTATTCATACCATAGAATACATTAGCTCGACTAGCTGCTGGTAAAGTATTAAGCCAATTCCAGAATTCTGGTACACTACCACTAGTTCCACTTGCTCCCCATAAGAATCCAGTTACATTAGTAAGCTGTTTATGTTTAGAAGAGTTTAGTAAAGTAGAACCAATCTTCTTAGGACTTCTACCTGTCCAATCTCCGATACTTCTACCAGAAGCTAGAGCATAACTAACATTTCTAAGGTTTACGTTCTTACTAAAGAAGCTATCATCTACTTGCTGTCTTAATGCTCCTGATGAAGCTAAGAACTGTGCCGAACAGAACATACCAGAGATGTCTTGTAACTGTATCAAGTCAAATAGTAAGTTGCTCGATAAGATTACATTCGCTGGAATGATTGTAAAGTAGAACATATAAGACATACTAGTTAATTTAGATAGTCCGCTAAATGTAGTCTCTGCAAACATATATCCTATTGCACCAGTTGCTCCTTCATTCCATTTATATGGATTAAGGTTTACACATAGATTAAATGTATATGATAAATCAGTTACATTAGATACTGGTTTGAATAGATACGGACATAGACGACCACGAACACCATAATCATAATAATCATAAGTTAGGTCTCCATTAGGTCTACCAGAACCATTGAACACTCCATTTATTACCATATTATTTCCATTGGTACAATAGTAGTATAAGTCTGGCGGACACAAGTAATTCAATACTTGTTTGTTAGCGTGTTCAGAAGAAGGCGGAGCAACACTAGCTGCATCATCTTCGAATTCAGTAGGTAGAGTAGGACTACAATTTATTTCGCCACTACTAACAGCAGTATACAAAGAACTATCACGAACAGTATCGGCTAGACCAGCAATACCATCACAAGCATATATATTCCAAGCTAATTCATAAGGGTCATAATCAGGATTGATTTTGATTCTATGAATATCTCTATTATAATTAGGGATAGTCTTATCATCATCTAACCATTCTCTAGGGTCATAGTTAGGATTGACTATATACTTGCAAGGATTATATTTCTCATTAGGTACTATAATGTCTCCGTAGTTAGTCTTAGTTAATGAACCGTAGTTCATACTATAACCTTGTGCTTCTGTACTCTGGAACTTCTCTAAGCAATACGACATATTGACTATTGTCTTTCTTGGTAGAGTTCTCTGCTTAGTATAAGTTATTTCATCAGGCATCGGAGCATCTTCATCAGGAATCCATTCGCCACCAGAAGTTATACCAAAGTTTTCATCTAATTCTATTGTTCCAGCATCTTCTAATGACCAACCTTTGAAAGTCTGTGTAGTAGTCTGCTCCATATAGAACAAACCATACGGTATCATACCTTTCTTAACATAAGTTGTTTCTAGTTCGGCAAAGCAACGACTAACATTAACTAACTTACAGTTAGAGAAACCTTTACTAGTCATTGTATACTTACAGTTCTTTAAACCGTAGTATAAGTAACTAATGTTAGTCAAGTTATAGTTAGTCTTGAATGAATTAAGAGGTAACTCAATAACAGACCCAGCAGGTAAACTCATATATGAGAAGAATCCCGGACATTCAACTAATTGACTACAACCAGTAAAGACATCATAAGGGAATACTTCATCTCCTTCTTTAAGGAACTCTTTAGTAAAGCCTTGAAAACTACCAAGACTAGTTGCATTAGTAGCTTGCTGTCCAGTAATATATTTCAGACTATTCTTAACTCTACTAAACATAGAATTATGAATAGGGAATGTAACTGTTGAGTTTGCACCAAGACTAAATGAGTTATAGAAACCGTAGAATCCTTTAGGGAACTTATCAGTATTTCCACTAACAGTACCGCCTAAGAAGTTATATAAACTACCAGTCGAATACACTAATGACTTGAAACAATCTTGCAAATACTTTAACTTAGTATTCTGATAGAAGATAGGACAATATTTAGTCTTATTTTCATCATCAGCTTCTACTTGATTAAAGTTTATGTTAGAACTATTGAACACATTATTCATATATTCAATGTTAGGAAGTCTAGCAAATAGAGTTCCAGAATCAGCAGCTTTATATTGTTCAACAGTAGGAGCAGTTTCATAACCAGCATTTGCATTAGCTACGAACATAATATTTCCATCGCTTCTAAAAGAAGAAGATAATCTAACTATCTTGCTATCTACATTTCCTTTAAACTTAGCTAAGAATGTTTCATCGGTATATCTAGTACCACCGAACGACATCATAGAATCTAAGTACAATAAGCTAACTAATGGACTAAACAAACCATCATGGTCAGTAGCTCCATAGTCTTTAGTACTAGTTAGTATTATAAAGTCTTGTGCAGGAAGTCCCCAGAAAGCACCAGTAAGACTAGTTACTTTTCCGCAGTGAGCAAACATATTCCTATTAGGACTATCTTTAATATCCCATATAACATTCTTAGCACTTTGGAACACACCACCAAGATTAGTTACGTTGTCACATTTGTATAACAAATAGTAGACATCGTAGATACTACAACTAGTTCCTTTACAACAAGTACCTAAATCAGTCGTTGCGATAGTAAAGTTAGTAGCTAAATCAGTATTAGCTTTCCAAGTAGCTTGACCTTCGGTAGTATCTGTATCTGGACCAAACCATTCTCCATTATACATAGGTGTAATACCATCTACCTTTTCTTTAGGCTCGTGGATATAGAAACTCGTACACTCGCTAAATACAGAATTACCAGTAAGTTTTATATGTCCGAATACTCGTTTAAGAGTAGTGCAACCTACAAACTTAGAACCACCTACACTATAAGGTTTAGTTTTACTATTAGCAAACTTAAAGTAATGTACACCTTTGGCATTAGTAACATTAAACGAAGTTAGATTAAGAACACTAACATCGAATATCTTATTCTCTTTATAAGTAGGAATGGCAGCATTACCATATTGAATTGCTACTACTTGACTATTAGATATATCTAATGTTTTCAAGTTTGGCAAACTAGCAGCAGCCTGAATATCATTAGCAGTATTAGTACTAGATACATTCAGAGTTTCAATATTAGGAGCACCTACTATATAGATAGTTAGATTTCTATTGGTACACTGACTAATATTAATATTCTTAACTGCGTTACAATTAGATACATTAAACGTAGTTAGATTACCATTGTTAGTAGCAATAATAGAAACTAAGTTGGGACAAGACGTAATACTTAATGTAGTTAAGTCTCCAAGACCACTAAGATTTAGTTCAGTAATCTTCTCGCAAGAATCTATCGTTACAGACTTCAATCTTCTACAACCACTAAAGTCTATCGTCTCTAAGAACGGTTGGTTTGACAACTTAATAGTTTCGATAGTTGAGTTAGTAATGTTCAACGAAGCTAATGAAGCGTTCGGTAATGACATAGATGTAACTACTGAATTAGCGATATTAATATCTTTCAGTTTAGTATACTTTTCTATGTTCACAGTAAACGTAGTTCCTTCTTCACTACCAGCCCAGAACTTAGTATTAGACAAGTCTATATGTCTAACATCGGAGAAGTCCTCGTCATTAACAAACATAGTTTCAAATGGAACAGGATTATTACTAAGAGTATCTACACTAGATAAGTCTAGCTTAGAGAAACTAGGCAACTTCATGCTCGACATGAATCTCTGGAATCTAATGTCTTTCAGTCCTTCTATATCATTTATCTGCGAGATATTATTAATTGTAATCTGCGTATTAAATGAGCTAATAGGAGACATACTAATTTCAGTAGGCTCACCTTCTGGTAAGAAATATCTAGTATCACTAGTATTACCTACGTTAACTACGAAGATAGCTGGTATGTTACTAGTAACAGTAAACTTAGGATTACTAGCTTCTGCTCCACCTGCCGAGAATGTTCCTTTATAGTTATACGGCTGAATGTTATTAGCATTAGCATACTTGAATACTCCATCAAAGAAGTACACACGCTTTCTTAACCAATCACGAACAAACTCAATACGAGTTCCATGAAGAGCCTCGATATTTGCATAAGAAGCAGCTCCGCCTTGTTCACCTACGTATGCTGTAAAGTACTTAACATTGTAGTCATAGTTAAATAGAAGCTCACCACAGTTCTTTGTTTGAGCAGCGAAATAATTGTCTACGTAATCATTGACGTCCTTACAGATGCTCGCATTGTTTCTCCACAAGTCCCACAGAGCTTCCAGAGTGCTATCAAATATTCCAGTGTTGTAAAATATGGTATCTCTGAAAACGTCCCACATACGTGAGCTATATGTGTCATAGCCACCGTCAGCAGCGTTCTTAGTGATAACTAATGAGTTCACCGCACTAGTCTTATTATTGCTAAAGGTGTCAAGATAGGCAGTCTTTGCCACAGATTCAAGCGATACATTATCCAAAGCATTTGCCGTGTCCATATCATAGAATCGAATCCACCATTTACCATTAATACGAACTAACGTTAGATTCTTACCAAGAGAATCGACAAGTCCATGTTTAATACAAGTTAGGAAATACGAATAAGCATTTTTAATAGAGAACTTAGTATCTAGTTCAGCAGCTAACGTAGACCAACTTGATTGAGCAGGATATTCACCAGCTGTTTCTTCATATCCACCAGAAGTATCATTCCAGACATACTTCTTTACTGTCGATGTAGTCATTTGAGCAAACAGGCTAAATAGTTCCTGTAATGACTTCCAGACATTATCGTCAGTAACAGCAGCAGTAGGCTCTAGCCAATTACCACCATTATACTTGAACTCACCTACGTGTTTAATCACGGATAAGTCGTCCTGCATAAAGAGAGCTAGAGGTAAAGTTTTGTTCCCGTCTACTATGACGTTAGCATTTTCTGTAAACTCATAAGAGTATATCTCTCTTTGGTCTATGCTACCAAACTTTTCGTCCTGTCCGTAAGCATGATAACTAGTAACGAAAGCAGGTAACTTATTATCTACGTATTCACCAGCAGTATTCTTTATCTTAGTAGTAAAGTCTTTTAAGAATCTGAATCCCATGTTATAATATGCTCCACGACCTAAGTTGAAAGAGTAAATACCTAACATAGTTTGAGTTTCTTCACCATCAAACTGAATTAGTAAGATAACAGGGAAACCTTCAAGCGTTTGCTTAATAGTAACTTTCTCATGTCTCTTAGTCGGTTCACGAGTATCGAATGGACGACGAGATTCTAGTTCTTCCATAGGCGGAGTTTTCTCAAATAAGAAGTCCGAGTTATCATTAATCCATTTACCAATAGAAGCATTGTTAGCATGAGAACTATCTACTACGTCAGCTTTAAGTGTAAACTGTCTTTCGGGAAACCACGTTTCTTTAGGCTGGAACATCTCGTAATCTAAGTTACCTCCATCATCATCTTTCAGCATCTTATCGAAGCGAATCTCCAAGTTCTTAATTAAGTTATTAAGAGTAGAAGTACCCTGCTTAGATACTGCGACATCAGTAGTTTGTTCAGAACTAGATTTACCAGAAGTAGGACTAAAGTAAGACAAAGTACAACCAGTATACCAATTATTATTAGAACCGCCAATCTCTTGGAATACAGCTCTAGTAAAACCAGTATTAGCACAGTTCAGTAGCATAATATCTACCGGTAATGTCTTAGTAGTATCACTAATCAAACTAGCAAAGTTTACATTAGCATACGTATTATTCACATCATCCCATAGAGTAGACTGCGGTTCACTACTAGAAGTAGAAAAGAAGTTTCTCAACTTAGCTTGGTTATAAGCAACGAAGTCTACACTACCATCAGATAATAAAGTAGCACGAGCATAAGAGTTCATCTTATTAATAACTACTTCTTTATCATTAGTAGGAACACGGAACAACTTAATATCATAGAAGTTCACATCAGAATAATTCTGTATCTGACCTGAATTACTAACATCACAACCAAGATAAATCTTAGATGAAGTCTGCCAAGTAAAATCATTCTTTATCTCACGAGCAACATTAGGTACACCATTAACAAAGATAGCTACTAGCTTTTTGTCTGGATTCTTGTTAACTACAAAGTCTACTGTATTTACAGTATTCTGCTGTATCTTACAACTAATAGTTTCTTTAATATTTCCATCAGTATAAGACCAAGTAATAGTATCAAGACCAATCTTAATACCTTCGCTAAACTGCTCGTCTGTATTGTAATCCCCTATAAAGAAGACTGTTCTGTTACTGTACGGATGAATGTCCGTCTTGAATGTACAAGATATAGCAAACCCTTGTTTAGACCAGTTAGTTAACATATTAACATCGTCTTTGAAAGGTTGCAAATCTATCACACCATAAGATTCTCCTGCCATACGCATAGCAGACTGTCCGTTCTCTGTTAGGAAACCAGATAGAACTCCATTAGTATTAAACACATCAAGATTACAAATAGCTCCTTCTGGATTAATAGAGCCGGGACTTGTAAATAGAGGTTCATTACTAATCCATTGTTTAGCATTGGATAATTGCGGAAATGTTTCCTGTCTAATATGCCACATAGCATATCGACTGTTATTAGGATTCTGGTCTGCTATCAAACTGTTTGAACTAGATACAACTTCGCAAGTTAATACAGTATCAGTAACAGGGTCTCCTTTCTCCGACCAACATCTCAATGTAATATTCCAATTACCTAGTACGTCTCCATCATTAGGAATAGCATAGCTAAATACTTGTTGCTTACCACGCTGAACATATTGGTTATCGTTATAGTTTCCTTCATCGAAGTAACCAATGTCTCTTACAACTCCATTGTGTTCTAGTCTAGTTGCATAGTATATTAAACTTACACCAGCTAGATAAGGAGTAAATGCAAAAGAGATATTACCTGCTTGAGAGAACTTAGTTCTTTCAATACCAGCATCTACTTCTTGTTTAGTAGTAATACCTTCTACAAGTACTACAAGATTAACACCATCTTCTACAACAGTACGATTAGTTACTGGTTCAGATTGAACAGTTGCTTCATTTAAAGAAGTAAATGCTTGACCTTGTATAGTATAAGAACTACCAGCAATAATAGTACCTAAGTCCCATAAGTTAACATTAACTTGTCTAGGAGCAGTAGAAGTAGTTTTACCTAATTCAATAGTTTTAGTTGCACCATTAGTAATATTAGTTACTACTAGATTAACTTCTGCACCAACAATCTTACTAGTTACTGTATAAGTAATAAAGTAATCAATACCTACTGTTGCTGTACTACCAGAGACAGAGCTAGATAATTTAATACTAGCTTCAACAATAGTAAGCATATAAGTTTGAGCAGAGAAACCATCAGTATCATTAGCAGTAATTACGACAGAGTGAGAAGCATTACTAGTATAAGCATCTAGCTTAGGTATAGTAATACTCCCAGGAGTATTCGTATATCCTTCTTTGTCTTTAATCAAAGCATTACCGTCTAGTGTAACCGTTATTAAATAACGCTTATTATTCTTACTAGAAGTAATAAGATAATCAAGTTTAATATTAGTAGTAGTTGTCGAATACAAGTAATTGATGTTACCCTCTTTAACTATATTTGCATTAGTCAAAGTAATAACATCACCAGTAGCTCCGCCACCACCGCCTGAACCACCGCCACCATGTTCTGCTAACCAAGCTATATTACCGCCGAATCTTTTTAATTTCTCGTCATGTTTAACAAGAACTTCTGTAAGACTTTCAGCAGTAACTTCTGATTCTGGGTCTAGTAGACGCGGGTCAGTTACAGCAATTCCATCGGTATCACCAGCAGCGGAAACTTCCCACTGCTTGGTCTTTTCATTATACCTTTTAATTATGTCTCCCATATCAAGTTAATTTTTCGTGTATAATAGTTATAGTATCATTACCATTATTAGTCTCACCGTTACCACCTAGAAGAGTAGGAGTAGGATTCAATCCTTCTATATTAACATTGTACTTACCAGAATTATTAAATACATTACCTAACTTTCTAACAGTAGCAGTTGTTCTACCATAATAAGTTAAGTCGTCTATCTTCTTTCTATCCATGAAATATTTAATATAGAAAGGATAACGTTGTCCTGCATTTACTTTAGCAGTAACATCATCTCTACTATTTATAGTTATACTAGCAGGGAAGTAATAACGTAGCCACGGAATATTAGGGCTAGGTAATTCCTTATTACTAGTATGTTTATAACCAGTAGCCTGACACATTAAATATATAGGAGCTGTAATTTCCTCAACTAGTTGAAACGTACATAAATGTTTAAGCATATCAAAGTTCGCATTATTCTCCCAAGATTTAGGGAAAGATTGCCCTTGTAAAGCTCCTTCGGCTGTTTCGGTATATAATTCATCCGAATTAAAATCTTTCTTTAGAACGTCCGCAGTGACCTGTATGATAGGCTTCATAGAGCTGTTTTCGTTCTCTAAAATGGGATAGCTGCAACTGTACGTATGTTTGTGCCCACCAAGACATAAACGGTAATTATGCGTCTGTAAGAACTTTGAGAACCAATAGGCATTAGCTTTAGTGGTATTAAAGTTCAAACGACTACCACTACGTTCTACACTAGTATCTTCTTTACCGTCCCAATAGAATGAATTAATAAGATTTTGAGTAATAATAGTAAAAGGCATTTCATGACAATAAGCTATCTTAGCTTTAGCATTAATAGCTTTTGCATCATCTCTTTCACACCATTGTCTTATTAAGTCATACATTACTCCGGTAGTAGAAAGTCCATAAACACTTCGTTCAGTATTAGAACTTATCTCACTATTAACACATAAGAAATGAGTATGACCAACATCGAATGAGTATAATGATTCAACAAATATTTCCTTTCCTTCAACAGTAAATACAGGAGGATTTTCTTCATCCATTTCATAACAATAGAAGAAACGAATGTTAGTAGCATTGATTTTAGAATCATCTCCACCGTCACCAAGAACATAGACATTAGCAGGGGTAAGGTCATTGTTACCAACAGTAACCATTTCTGCAATATCATATAAAGATGCTCTACCGGCTTCGTAATCTAACCATTCATTAATACGATTACCATTCTGTGTCATATCACCAGTATTAATCATAAAGTAGCACACAGATATGTTACTAGTTTCATATCTATTAAAGTCCTTCTTTATTTGGTCGGCAGCTATTCTCCATACATTATATTCATCCCAATTAAAGCCTTGTTGGTCGGAAGTCTGAACAAAGTTAAGAACATCATTCACCATATTTTCACTCATAACTACAAACCTGCGAACATCACTCTTATAAGTTTCGTCTCTACCTACGTAATATTCATAATAGATATTCTTGTCTCTTGTATGAGTATCATATTGTTCTCCTAGATGAGTAAGTATTACCTTATGAGTAGTAAACGGAGTACCATCAGTAGTTATAGCTCTAATACGATTATAGTATTTACGAACACCGGTTTCATTCTTAAACGATTCTACTTTTGTCCAATTAGTATAACTATTATCACTACGGTATGCACGATACCATAAGTATTCATCATAATAACCTACGGAAACCCAATTAAAACATCTACTAGCATCATCATTAGGTTCGTTACTTTCATTAATAGTATAACAAGCCTTACGTCCTAAAGTCATAGTAACTTTATTAGGTTTGGTATTATCTAATAAAGTCTTATTAAAGAATATATTCTTATTCTCAAAACTAGCTCTAGGAGTATAAGATTCTACTCTAGGAATAACATCAGCTTCTAGGTTAACAAAGTACATATCATTAGCGTTATTTCTAGCACTAAGAGCTTTAGTAGCTTGCTTAACATTATCCATGGTATAATACTTAGTAAACAAATACTTACTACTAAGATAACCATAAGGAGTATTTTCAGCAGCATCTACCTTATCAGCATCGCCAGCATTTAGTATTTGTAATCCTACTAAATCAATATAGCCTTTCGATACCCTTATGGGGGATGTAGTGTTGTTATAAGGATTGTTCACAGTAGCCGGAGTTGTACCCCAAGTTAAGAAGAACTTAGCTTTCTTATTATCAAACTTGATAAGTTCTCCTGAACTATCTCGCCATTCCATATCATAAGTCTCAACTTTAATACGAGTAGTATTAACATTCATTACTGAACATTGAGCACCTCTAATAAGAAACGTTCCGCCTGCTTTTATCTCCCCCCATAAAGGAAGTACTTCCCAATCCTTGCCTTCTGTCCCATACTGTAAGCTAAGTCCTTTCAGACTTACATCTTTCCCAGTTAGATTACTAAGTTCTACAAAGTTATGACTACAAGGATTGTAACTATATTCGTCACTAGTAATACCACCACAATATAGACTATTAATATATAGCTTTTGTAGATAAAGAGTAGTAACATAAATCCAACCAGTAGCAGGGTCTTCTTGACCACCAGTTGGTTCGGCTTGGTCTGTATCTAGTTCTTTCTTATAGACAATCATCTGTCCGTTATCGTTTACTTTGACACGATAGATTTGTCCACTAGGAGAAACAAAGCCAATAGTATCTAGCTTATCAAGAGCTTCATAGTCAATACTTCCGCCACCACCAGAAGAACTACCTGTTAGGTTAACAGGCTCACCGTTAATCTTAGTATAAAGACGTTTAACGTCAGTAGCTATAATTAACTCGTAATCTACCAGTTCTTGGAAGTGGTCTTGGATTTCTTGTAGAGTTCCATAGCTAGCACGAACTGCTTTAGTATTAGGTTCGTACTCTTCTGATTCAGGTTCATCAGAAGCAGCCTTAACAGAACGAACATTAATATTAAACTTAGTAGCTATTTCATTAGGGTCGATTGGTTCATACTCTTTTAGTATAGCAGCAGTAAAAGTATTAGTAACCGGACCTGGGTTTATAATAAGGTCTCTTTGACGTACAATAGTATCTAAGTATTGATTAATCATTTTAATAGATTCTATTATGCCAGCAAGAGCTGGGTCTTCTTCTATTGCACGACCTGTCTTAGATGTATCAATCCAAAGACCTTTAGTATTAGCTGGTGGGTCATCTTGAACATAAATAGTCTGAACTGGTTCAGCACCAGACTCTTGTTTAACAATAAGATTCTCATCAGCAGTACCACCATTAAACCAGTATTCAACTAGTTTCTTATCGGACATTCTAACTCCAATAGTAAGTCCTATTACTCGTAATTCAGGAGTAAGAACTTCTAGTGCTTGAGCTAGACTATCATAAGGACCATACTTAGCATCAATATCAGGTAGAGGTCTATATTGACTATCTACTGCATTATTAAGTATGCCTTGACCTATACTTATTCCTTCAATCATTGCTGTATATTTTTACAAGTTATACGAATAGCATCGGGAAACACCTGTGGAGAATATAAGAAGAATACTTTATAATGAATAGTATTATAAATACCACCAGGATTTACAGTCTTATAAACTCCTTTAGTTCCATCCCAAAGATTAGTAATAAGAACAGTACCGTATTCAGCTTTGACTAGTGTCATTGTTTCATCAGGAATAAGCAGATAGTGAATCTTCTTTTCTTGATTAATAGTAAACTGGTTAGCATTCATTCCTCTAATAGCTTTAGCGGTAGTATCTTCGATAGCAAATATCTCTTCAATAGACATCTTCTCGAATACTTGCGGAGCTATATCTGTATGACCGTAGTACATAGTATTCTCATAAACTGGAGGTTCTGGGTCATCTCCACCACCATTTTCAGTACAACCAAAAGAAAGGGACTTATTAATATAGTCGATAATTAAGTCAGCTTGTTTCTCGTAACCTAGCATATAAGATGCACAAGCTCCTTGAAACATATTCCAACAATTAACAACTAGTTTGTTACTTCCCCGACAAGTAGATGTACAATCTTTAATCATGTCTACTCCTAAGTCACTTAGTTTAATAAGTAACTTTTCGTAAACACATCCATACTTTGTTGGTATGGTTAGATACATATAGTCTGATAGTTCTTTTCTTATCATGGCATTACTATTAATTCGTTATACATTGCAAACAGTTTTTGATTCTGTTCGTCAGTAAGTCTTGATTTGACATTCTTAGTATTATTAAGAATAGTCATAGCAAAGTTCCTACAAATGTCGTCATTAGTAAGAACGAAACCAACGTGAGAGAGCCGCACTATTTGTGCAGCTCTATCTATTAGTTTTTGTTGTACGTTATCGTAATCTACTTCCATTACTTTAATGTATTATTAGTTATATATGTTATATACGACTGAAACTTTAAGTTTATCTTGTTATGAAAGCTAGATATTTTCTCTTCTTTATTTAGTTTATCGTTGAACACTATTTCTATTATAGATTTTTCTACTGATGACATCCAATCTTTCTTCATGTTATCGCTGGCTTTTACGCCATTGATTTTGTATAAAGCTAATGTAGAGAATACTGTGTAAAATTCAGCATTAACTATATTATGGATATTAGCCAGTATATTATCTTTATTAGTTTGAATGTGGTTGTTAACAATAGTATTAGTAACGAAGATTGTTAATCTCATAGCTGATGAAAACATCGCATCGTCTATTGCTACTTTACATTTGTCTTTATCTTTATCAATTATGTTCTTTGTTATATCACTAATGAACACTGATACTTGTAGAATAGATTTAGATACTTCATCTAACGTGTTACTAATCGAACTAATAAACTTTTCAGTTTCAGTTTTCTTCTTGTTATCTAATACCTTATATAGTAGTAGAAAAACAGAGATAGCAATCACGGAACTTAGTCCCTGATTAAGAGCCGATTCAATTATTTCATTCATCTTTGTATATGATTAAAGGGATTACCATTAATATTGAATACTAATAGCAACCCCTTTATTAACTATTACGAGTTATCTTACAACTTACCTGTTTAAGCAGAAGCCGCAGCTGGATTCAAGATAGATGCAAAGATAGCATCCAAAGTTGCTATTGAAGCAGAGTCAACAGGAACGGCAAGATGAATGATTGTTTTCACGTTTTCATTTCCGCCACTACGGAGATTACGATAAGGATAGTAAGTCAACGTGTAGACCGTCCATCCAGTAGCACTACTACGAACCGGAAGTTTGTACAACTTAATAGCATCACGCTCGGTAGAGTTTATGCCTTCTGCACCAATACAATGTTCTTGTAGTTTAGCAAGAGCAGCATCATCATTGATAGGAGCAGTTGCTTTGGTAACAGTAGCAGTAGTTCCGAACAGTGCGTCACCTACGATAAGATTCCATTGCTGATAATCAAGTCCAGTAATTGTAATTTTAGCAGCAGCAACAGTTGCCGTAAAGTTTTCGTTCTTTCCCATAGAAGCAAGCTGGTCGCCTAGCTTCTTAGCAAGAATAGCAGCAGTCATACCTTCAACAGCACGTTCAGTAGCAGACCATTTGTAACGTTCATTAAGAACAGTACCAGACTTAGCCATAGTTAACGTGTAGTCCTTTCCTTTTACGGGGGTGGGAATAGTAATCTCTGCACTAAACTTAACTCCTGCTTCGTAACTTGACTTAGTATACTCGAAACGACGAGTGTCAATACTCAAACAGTTATTGTAGTAATCAGTAAGAGAAGCAAATGCTCCACCACCAACGTACAATGAGAAAGAAGAGATACGCTTAGTAAGTGCTTTTGTAATGACAGCACCAGTATCATCATAGAGAGCAACAGCACCATCCGTAATACCAGCAGCTCCAATAGCAGCTTCGGTAGCAGGAGTAGTAGCTAATGCTACACTTTTTGAAAATATTAATCTTTCCATATTATTCTAATTTAGATAATTCATTTGAAACTTTCTCATAACTATTATTGTTAGATATAGCATTGAAAGTATTTACTGCTCTCTTAATAACTTCTTGCATAGCAGAATCAGATAGTTCATTAGTTACATCAGTTATACTATCAATAAGTTTTGGATACCTGATAAAATTAACAAGAAACTTATCAATATCAAATGTAGCAACTACTTCAATATTTGATTCTGTCTTATAACAAATAGGACTAATAGCAATAGACTTAGAATGATAATCGTTATTAGTTTGACTAACTAAATCTAAATCAATTAGCCGACACCTATACGATTTCTCCCCCGTAAAGGAATAGACAGACGTGTAGAACATCGGCTTAGCTTCTCCCTCTAGTTCTATCTTATAACCAGTGCCAAACATTACATCTTGCTTAACTGGTTCTTTAATAGCAATACTAGTATGGAGAGGAAATAGTTCACTTAGTCTTATAACATTATCAGAGATACCGTCCATTTCACGATTGCCTTTGCGAGAGAACATATCTTTGACATATTCAATAGTTTCGAGATTTACTATCTCGTCTATTTGTTCGGGAAGAATGGCTCTAGTAGTCTTCATTCCCATCTGCTGTGCAAGCAAGTTAAAGTGGTCGTGTATCTCTGATACTTTCATAATAGTTATAATTTGATTTTGGTTTCAAGTGCTTTCTTGTAGTCTGCATTTTCAGGATTAGAGAAGTAAGCAATAGCTTCTTTCATATTAGCTCCGATAAATGCTCCTTCGGGACTTAGTACAGTTTGATTAACTTCTGACCGTACAAGTTCACCTTTGGCAATGGCTTCTTCGATAAACGCTTGAACTTCCAAGTTATTGTTGTTAAACAGTTTGTTAAACTTCTCTGGCTCTTTGATTGAGAAATCATCTAACATCTTTTGCTGAATGGTTTCATCAAGTAACAAGTTATCGATAACGTTAAGTTGATTGTTAGCACAATAGCAAACAAAGATAGCTCTGAACTTAACAGGATTATCAATAGCATCCAGATAATTACGGCGAGCTTTATTAGCTTGGATTTGTACTCTTTTAAGTCTTGCCTTTTCACGTTCTTCATCTTTAATGTAGAAACGGATAGCAGGATTAAAGTGTACCATTAGTATATCCTTAGCCACGTCTGGATAAAGTAAACAGTGACGGTATGCCAGATAGTGGTCAAGATTTGTCGGGCGACCGTATTGGTATCTAGTGGATTCAAGTCCCGTTAGTTTAGTGACGTAAACATTTACGGCTTCTTTCAACAACTTCGAGTTCGACTTATCAGCTTTCTCATACTCGGAAATGATAGCTTCTTCTCTTTGTTTGTAGTCGATATAATCCTGTTTGCGCTCCCATTGAAATGAACAGTCAAGTTCTTTGCCATCTGGCGGAACAGGAATAGCCATGTTATTGAACCACTTAGTTACCTTCTCTGAAAACTTCATATCGTTTGCAGAACAACCGATAAGACTTGGCATATAAGCAGCCATCTCTTTTGCGTTAGATGTAATCTGACGAACAGATGTACAACTTGCTCCGATACTATCGTGACGGTCTGGAATATGACGAGAGTTTACTTGACGATAAACTGAACGGATTCCCATGTCACTGGTTAGAGCTATAATAACTTTACGTATCTCGGTGTAGTTATTGTTTAAGCCATCGTTATCAATAAGTTCTTGCTGATAGCTTCTAACTGCTTCTTGTTCTTGTTCTTCTGGTTTTGCGGAACTAGTTACACCCGTAGGTGTTTTAGCAAATGTATTTCCTTCCATTTTCATTGTTCAATTAATATTAGAGTGAGCAACGGAGCAAGAACATCTTTTCAGCACGGTCAACTTGCAGACCACGAGACATCTTAACTTCGTATTGTGATTTATCAATCTCGGTAGCAATAGAGTTGTTAGGAACAGCACCCCAAGATGGAGGAATAGGAGTAAGACCTTTCAGCACACCAACAAGGTAAGACTGACCTTTCATACGTACCATACGGATATTACGGTTGCCCTGATATACAGAGTTGTCAATGAACATCAATTGGTGAGATGTCATAGGCAAGCCAGTACGAGGATGGATAAGACCGTTAGCACGAGCATTTTCAGCAATCGGAGATTTATCCAAGAACGGCAAGTGAATACAAGTAATAGTATGTCCGTCAATAGTCTTGTATTTACGGAAGTATTTACCATAGGTAAGACCACCTGCTTCTTCGCCAATCATCTTGTCACCCAACGGAGTAATGAAACCTTCTGACTTAGCATCTTCACGAATAGCCATGTCAAAGTCCTCAATACCACCACGTCCAGCATACAAGTTAATTTCCATTGCACCAGTATCAGTGTCTTTATCCATTACGTCACCGATAGTACGTTTCAGTTTGCTCAACGGCAAGATTTCTCCGTAGGTGTCGTAGTTGGATTCTTCTAGGATTTCGAACATACCAGCAGTTTCAGGAATTGGCTGGTCGTTATCCCAGTCTTTCATGTCGATAGTTCCGTTAGCAGTACGATTATAACGAGATGTCCATAAGTCAATCTCATTCATGATACGCATCTGTACGTCGAACTGACGCATTTCTTCGTTAATCCAACGAGTATCAGTTCCACCGTTAGAAGTACGGAAAGCATAGTTAACAATAACATTGCTAATATTACCTGCAATTTCCTTACTATAACGTTTGAAACCTAACTGGGATTTCATCATCCCAGGACCCATTACATTAGTCTTGTTTCCTTTAGAGTAAGACTCTGGGATAGACGGAGCTAACATACACCAGTACTTGCCTTTCTCAAAGTTAACTGGGTCGATGAAAGCTGCCTTGTCTGGGTTCTTTAGTTTAAGCGAATAAAGATGTCCGCCATGAGAACCAGCACCGTGGTCGCGCATTACACGAACAGTAGTTCTACCGTCTGGTGCAAGCAAACCATATTGTTCAGGTATAAGACCAGTAGCGAATTCAACTTGAATAGCTTTACCACCAATACCCGGAGTTGTATCTGCTGTATTGAACCATACTACATAATCGTTGAACTTCTGACGTCCCATTGTTTTCCACGTCCATTCAACAGTAGTAATGTCACGAACACCAGCAGCACCTTGACCCTCTGTAAGAAACGTCAGAGGAAAACGGTCATCATCCATACCATAAGTATAGGTAAGGAAATTGTTGATTTCTTCTGGTTTCTGAATCATAAGGGCAGCGAGAGATTGCTCATTAGAGTAACCTCTGTCGTCATAATTGCCTCTTTCGACTTCTCTTAGTTTGTACATATTACTTTTAATTTTTAGTTATTCCATTTAGTAGATAGAATGTTAGCTAAGAACTAACTTATCGTTATCTACGTGTTTGGAGTTTGAACCATTACTATTTATAACAATAGTCCGTTTCGCAGTAGTAGCTTGTGCTGCTTGTGTTCTAAGTTTAAGAACTTGTTCTTTGTTAGCAGCCATACCAACAAGACTAGAATAGTTACCACCTGTAAACTTTAGATAAGCTCTAAGCAAATCATCTTGCATTGCAATCTCTGGAGCTACTTTAGCTTCGTCTAACATATAGGCTGTATTACCAGTTTCGTCTACTGGAACAGAGATGTATTTCATAAAGTCTGCTTTGCTAAGCATTACTTTCTTACCATCTCTATTACATTGGATTTGGTCTGGTATTGCATATCCCATTAAGTCACCCTTAGTTAAAGTTTCATTAACTTTATTCCAATATGCTTCGGTAGCTTCACGTTCAGCTTTTTCAGCTGCTTCTACTTTAGCTTTGGTTTCTGCTAACTTAGCTTCGTTGATTTCACCAACAACTTTATCTGATTCAACAGCTGTCTCATAAAGAGTACCTGCGGATTTACAGTAATCAATGAATTTGTTTACATCTCCACGTTTGTTCTGTAACTTCCATTCTTCACGAATAACAGAAGCTAGTTGTTCTTCGTTATTCTTATCAAGAGCAGGACGTTCAGTAGGTATTTCATTGAATCCTTCAAGACTACCATTCAACTTAACATAGTTGAGAGCTTGCTCAACTTGTGGATAAGTAGCAAACAAACTATTAAGAGCTGCTTGTTGAGCTTCTTCTTGTCTAGCTCTTACTACTGTTTCTACGTAGCTATTAAGTCCTTCGATAGAATCATCGAATACAATAGGATTACCGTTCTCGTCTGTAAATTCAGAACCAAACTTAGATTGGAGAGTTTGAAGAACGCTAGGTTCTTGCGTAGCTTGCGAAGCAATTAGTTCAGCAAGTTCAGCACGAGTGCGGAATACTTGACCATCTTCGGCAATTGCATCACCATTGTTGTTAATAGTATAAGTAGCACCATCAATTTCAACATTGTCTCCTTCATGGAGTTCAACGGCTGCATCCCCCGTAGGAGAATCTCCTTGCTGTACTTCTTGCTGTCCATTACCTTCTTGGTTTTGTACTTGCTGTTGTTGACCTTGTTGTCCTTGCTGATTAGCACCACCTTCACCTTGACTTTGAGTAGTTTGTTGAGAAGCCTGCTGTTGAGCAGCTTGTGTTCCTTCTCCACTACCACCGTTAGCATCTATATCTTCAATGCGTCCAGTATTCAAGTCTAAATCGTTGTTACTAGAAAATGTACCTGCCATATTAAAATATGTTTTATTAATACTATATTCAAATATAGTCTAGCTAGGCTAGAATCGCAACTATTAGTCGAATTAATAGCCAGAAACCTGCCTTAGATTTCCCACAGTGGAGATTTAAGAACAAGGGAGTTAACTGTGAAGGTCGGAGTAGAAAGTCCCATACAGGGCAAAAGAATGAGCCATTTCTAGGCTCGTAGCGAGACTTTAGTCGTTTCCTTTACTTAACATAAGGAGAGGGGTGTAAATGCAACAGAGGGCAAGGAAATGCGGTCTACGTTTAAGTTAGAGCATAAAAATAGCCCGATGGTGTGTGAAACCTATCGGGCTGCGTTCTTAGCATAGAGACTACTCAATTAATCATTCAAATATGGCTAAACAATTAGATTACTTCTTGGTTGATTTCTTAGTAGACTTCGGAGTGTCGTACTGGTTTTTGTTTTCCTTAGCTATCTTCTCTTGGGACTTACGTTCTAACGAATGGTCTATGAAGTTAAGGTCTGCTTGACGTTTCTTCTCTGATAGTTCCTGTTCTTTTAGATTTAGTTCACGTGAATTATCAGGAGTAGGAGCAGCAGCGGGCTGATTTGCAATAGTTGCCATAGCAGCATCAAAGTCCATTCCTTTGGATATAAGGTCATAGTAACCTTTGATTTCTGCTAGCTCTTTATCAGATTGAGCTTTAGCTTGTATCTGTTCGAGAACGTTCTGTTGCTTCATCTGTTCGAGTTGTTGGTCTAACTGTCTTAGAGATTCTTCATTCTGCTGACGGATAGCTTGGTATCTGTCTATTGCAGCTTTAAGACTTGATATATTACCAGAGGTAATTGCAGCTAGTGCCATTCCTATCTCACCATTCTGGCTTGCATTGAAAGCCCAGTTTTTCAATTGTTCGTACTGCTCTGTTTCTCTATCAGAGTTCTTAGCTTTAATACCGTACTGTGCAAGAGTATGATTATTAACGTTAAGTGAGATGTAGTTACGTTTATTACCTTTGTTGTAGTAAGAAGTATCTAGTCCATCTATCCAAGCTAGCTTAGAATTGTTTAGGTCTACTAGATATTCATCTTCACGTAACTTATCAAACATATAGTTGATAATAACAGTTCCCATTGAACCACGTATGATTGCTTCTTCGGTAGTTCCTTTACCAGCACTAGTAGCAATCTGTCCGTAACGCTGCGGTGTCATGTCTACCATTTCTCTAGCAGACATCTTAATAGATTCAATAAGATTAGTTATTTCAGTAATATAACCATTAATGTTTGCATCAAGCATACGAATCTGCGATGCTTTTAATCCATTAGAATCTTCATCATCATCATAAGGGAAGATACCTTCGGCAGCTATATTATAAATAGTCTGTTCAACGTCAGTACCAAACAATGACTTCGGAGCAAGAAGAACAAACATCTTATTCTTAGCTATCATCATTTCTCTATGATAAGAGAAGATGTTGATTAAGATTTGGAAGGGAGCTAGTATCTCAATAATAGAGAAACGTCCCATTTGTGGTAGTACTTCTTGTAGTCCACAATATTGTAACTTAGGAGTATCTTCTAGTTGGAAAGGAATAGGTTTAGCACCACCGGGATATATACCGAACTTCTGCCCTCCAATACGATGTCCTTCGTAGATTTGAGTTTTGTATATAGAATAGATTTCTATATGTCCAAGTTCTGGATTAAACTCGAAGTCGTCAGGTACTACCATTTCGTCTACCATTCCAATCTCGTTCACATACTTCAAGATGTTCACCTGTGCGTAGCCTCTCCAATTAACGTGCCATACTTCCAACAAATCACCATTGTTCATACGCAAATCATAACCTGTTGCATTGAATATAGCAAGGTCTTCTTGTGACAAGCTCTTACATCTTTCAGGGAAATAGTAAGTATATGAGTTAAGACTAAGAGTTCTAGTAGCTCCTGAATTACTAGGACTATAATACTTAGTAATGAACTCTAGTTCTGCTTCTGATAACTCTTCATGAAACTCGTCTACTATCTGATTATAACTCATCATCTTTCTACGAGCAACAATATCATAATCAGACACCATTTGATTACCATTAGGAACAGGGAACATATCAACAGTAGGAACTACTTCTTTAATCAACTTACGTCCCTTAACTGTATGGAATGTATAACATTCCCCTGTTACTATGAATTGAAAGTATTCAGCTGGTACAATAGTTTCATTATTGAATATGTCATCTAAGACTTCTAACAGTTCTTGTGCTTGTGCACTTACTTCATCTATGTAATTATTAACGAAGTCTTTCTCGAACTGTTCTGCATCAGCAGCTAATTCATTAGGGTCTACTTGTTGAGTAGGTTGTCCTTGTGCTTCTGCTTGTGCATTCTGCTTTTCCTGTTCTTGAATTCTACGTTGTAGTTCTTGCTGAAAAGCTAGCATAGCTTTCTCTGTTATATCCTTTCTAATAGCTAAATCTCTAGCCATTATAATTTCAGGATTATTAGCACCAACTAAGAACTCATGTTGAGCTTTAACGTATTCACTTAGATAACGACGAACAACATCATTAATTATATCTAGGTTTCGCATAGTAGATGGAAACCTTTTATATATCTCCTTAGTTGCATTATAAGGATTAAGAGTTTTCTTATAGAACTCGTCTGGTATATTACCATGAAGAATGTCTAGTGCTTTCTCTACATCATCCCTATTGTTGCAAGCAAGTCCGGCAGCTATACAATAGTCTATCGTTCTAGCTGCCCAGTAATCATCTTTCTCCGAATTAGGGACACGCTGTTTAGGCATATCATTAAGTCGGCTATTTAACCTTGCATCAATCATATAAATTATGGTTACTATTTATAATATGTTTAACAATATCAGAAGTAGTACTAAGATACCGTTTCCGATTATTCCGCCTAACAATGTAGCCAAAATATCCAACATATCAAACTTGTTTCCGTATAATTTATCTTTATACTCCATTCCAACTGCTAGTCCTGCAACAAACAGTATAGTTAGCAATCCACAAGGAATTGCATAAAGGAAATGTTTCATCCTATTACTTTCAGTTATCCAACTCATAATCTTATTCTTTTTAATTAATATCTAGGTCTTGACCACCAATCTTCTTTAGGTTCTGCTTTCTTACGTTGCTGCATTTCGTTTTGTGCAAACTTATTATTAGCAGCCCATTCTATACCTCTAACTATCATAGATGATACACGGTCAAAGTTACCAGTTAATGACCACTTCTTCATTTCAAGTATAGAAGGATAATCATATATAGTATGTAAGATAAGCATATCTGTTCCATCAGGAAACTTACCTATCACAGTAGATAGCATTTCAGCTAGCATACGTAGACCATCTAGCTTTACAGTATCGCTACCAACATTATAACCAATAGTACTACTTACTTTAGATTTAATGTTAGTGTCCCATAACCATACAGGATGATAAGCTAAGTATTTAATTGCTCTCCACTTTTTAAAGTTAGTAACAGTTTCACCACGGTTAGTTTCAACACAAGTAGTTCCAATACAGTTATACATTCTAGCTAAACAGTAACAGATTCTATCTGCTTGTTCCAGACTATCAGGACGACCATAGTAAGTCGCAACTAACTTAGGTTTATATCCATTATAAATACATGGATTCATCCAGACTTCTATACTGTTATGAGAGTGTTTATTAGTAAGCTCATTCTTGTTTTTATCCAAACCAACAGGGTCATAACTTATAGAATAAACTCCCGGAGGTACACCCTTAGTAAGTTCTCCTGATTTAGTAGTGTATTCTACCTTAATAGGACTAAACCATTTACGCACACAACCTTCTGGGTTTTCATTACTATGTCTAGGTACATTCTTAATATAATCAAAGAAGTCTTTGTTAAACTTACCGCCACTAGCAGCTATACGTTCATTAGGAACAAACTCGAACTTTTCATCATCATACTCTACGAACTTACCGTCAATATAGAAGTTGTACTTCTTGTTCATCTTCAATTCTTGTTCCCATTCGTCTAACCGTTCTCCTAGTTTCTCACTAAAGATATTCTCACTAACAGAACTAAATGATTCACTAGGCATATTAGCATACTGTCCACAGTAGCTTATATATTTAGAGAAAGACTTAGATGTTTTCTTCACATCTAAACGTTCTTCTTCTGCTATTAAGAAACCTAGCTTAATGTCTGAATTACCATCGTCATCAAGAGATGTAAGATTAGCAATCTCTCCATCCTTTCCAACTTTGTAACCTTCAAGTCCCCAACAGTATGGTTTGAAATAACCACATACTTCGTGTCTACTATCTTTGTCCCACACATTTTCGAAGTGCATGAACTTTCTAGCTTTCGGGTCATAGAAGTTTTGTTCAAATACAGCCCAACCAGCATTAGCTTTACCGGCTGTTCCCCAAGCATTAAGAAAACCAGTAATAACAGAACCAGTCTTTAGTGTAGGTTCAGTTACGTCCATGAAGTCATCGAAGTTGTCAAACTCTGACATCTCTTCACACTTGATTTCTCCTGCGTCTTTACCAACAGCAGCAGATGGATTATTCTTAGTAGATACAGATATACAAGCACTATTCCAACTATTATTATCAACTACACCAGTAGATACATCTTTATAACCTAGAATAAAGTCAGATACATTAATAGATGCAATACCACGTTTAAATGGTGTACTTGATTCATAGAAGATAATCTGTTTCTTCATAAAGTCAGAAAGACCACCAGACTGAACTAGATACTTGTTATCAGCAGCAGCATGAATAATAGCACGATTAGCATGAAGATTAATATAATTAGCAGAACCAATAGCTTCCATATAAGAGAATCCACCACGACGAGTTTTATCGTTTATAAGAAAGAAACCATTATCCTTACAGAACTGCTTAATCATGAAGTACCAATACTGACAATCAATGAATCTCGGAAATCCTTTAATCTTACGACCAGTTACTTTACCTTGTTCTATACGTAGAGTTTTAGTATCTAGCTTTAGAATCTGTCCGTAGTTGATGAAGTTATAATGTTCACCAGTTATATAGACATCTTCTATCTTTCCTGTTCTAGTATCTAGTAAACAAGGAGCTTTATAGCCAACTGCTCTACGTAGAGTTTCTTGCTTACGAAAGTTAATATGCGGAATACTATCTACTGCAAACTGACAATAAGTACCGTTCTTTTCATACTCAATAGCAGCTGGACGTAGTAGATGTGTATTAACGAATCGTTTATGTGGGTCTATATTAAGTAAGAACCCACCACTATCTCCTATTAAGAAGTTATCGAAAGGGTCAATATATCCTGCGTCTTTAGCATGAGTATAATGCTCTCCTTTATCTTCTTCCATATAGAATTTATAAAACGGGTATTCTGATATATCCATAGACGTTATTTTAGTAATATAACAAATAAAGCTAGTACACCTGTACTAGCTATAAAATAATTCCTTTGTTTCTTATACTTAGCAGACTTAGAACTTTCCTTATTAAGACTCTCAATAACTTGATTACCTAAAGTAGTTATTCTTTTAATCTCTAATTGTTGCTTAGATATAATACTATCTTGAAGATAACTATCATGAATCTTTAACTCATATAGTTGCTTATAAGTTTCATATTGAACTTTATATTCTTCGCCTAGTATTAACTTCGCGTTTGCTAACTTAATAATCTCTTTGCTTATCCGTTCGCTTCGCTCACTAAACTCCCCCATAAAGGAGTGAGAACGCTGTAAGCTATCGACCTTGCTCTCTAGTCTATCTAATCGGCTTTGTGACCAACTCATAGAACTTATCGAGAATAGCAAGACTATCAGTATCGCTAATTGCTTTGTTAAACTCTTCTTCATTATTATTAGTATTAGAAAGAGAATTGGTAATAGAATCAATAAGATGTTTAATGGAATCTCGTTTGTCAGTTTCTCGATATATAGTATCGGGAACGATAAGAGGAACTTCTACAACCTTATTATGGCGAGACTGATTATACAATGTTGTTAGTATTATCCCCAACAGAACTCCTAGTAATACTATCCCAATCCTCTTTAAATTCATCTTCATATTTTATGTGATTAGTAAGAACAAATACCATCTTTAGTAATCTATCAACTTCTTTATCTTTATCAGGATATTCACCATCTCTAATAAGATGCATTGTACGTTTACATTCAAGAAGATAATCGTAATTTCTTGTACGACGAACTCCTTTGACAGGAAGCCAACTACGTTGAACTACATTATGAATTCCACCAGAATAATCACCTTCTAGTTCTACTTCATCTTCTTTAATACCAACTACTTTTAGAGGTTCTCTACATTGATAGACATCTCTATGATATACTATCATTCCTAAGCGTAACTTCTCTACTTTCATAAGCTCTTTTCTTCTAGCAAAGTATAAGTAAAGATGTCTCCCCAATTAGGAATAGCTAGTTTAACTACTTGTCTAAACTGGTCGTATTGTTCTTCTCTAGCTAGTACCTGACAACCAGCAGACCAACCATCTACAATAATAGAAGCTGCTCCTGCTTTATGTATGTTAATACCAAACATTCCTTCTTCAATAGTAGTAGGGTCAAAGTCCAATACTTTATCCTTATTATTGTCTCGGTAGACTTTAACTGGTTTATATTGAACTAATGCCTCGTATTGTCCTTTATGCTTTCCATCTTTAAAACAGCCACGATATTGGTCTGGAACTAGTATAGCACAACCTTTAGCATTAACAGGATTAACTAGACTTTTAAAACCGGGGTCAGTAGTACAAGGATAAACACGAGTACATTTAGAACCTGTATTATCCCAATACTCTACAATGAAAGCGTCGTTGAACTCATTACTAGAACGTTCATCAGAACGCACTCCAATTATATTAAGGTTATACTTTCCTTTATTAAAGTAAGCATAACCTTTATTAGCTAATATATCTTTCCAGTTAGCATAGGAACATCTAGCTAATAATTCTCTATTGTAATTCTCCATCGCTAAAATCAAACTTTATTGTTATTTCTTTTCTTGGAAGTCCAATAGTACTATTAGACATTCGCGGATTAAATCTAATATTACGAGTGTATTTAGTACTTGGCATATTTTCTTTTCCAAGATAAGCCCATGAAACTTTAGACTTATCTTCTAATAAAGCTCCTAACTGTTCCGTATCAATATGGTCAACAGTAGCAATAGGTTCTTGTACTTCAAGTTCAGTTTTAGGTTCATCTTTAGATTCGTCTTTAACTTCTACCCATTGTCCATCTATATACTTTTTAATCATTACGTAAATAGATTAAGTTGGTTACTTTGAGTTCCATTTATTGCTTGGTAACGAACATTAAGAAGAGCTTGAATATCATTTGGCATAGTAGGTATCTTATACCACTTAGCTTTTTCTTGCTTAGTTTCGTCTATATGGAAACCATCAGAAAACCTCTGCGGTCTACCATATTGATTAAGAATAAAAGGAACTTCAATATGACAAAGAGCAAGACCTGCACAAGGTAAACCAGTTATTAAATGAACCATCATAGCATACAGGTTTAATTGCATAGCATAAGTAGTTCCGTTACAATTTGGCAAATGTCCGAATGGTGGCAATAGCCTATCTTCTGGTTTGGCTATCCATTCGTTGGTTTCTTGTACAGGTCTAACACTCTTATCTTTCTTATAATATCCTGCTTCGAAACGAAGTCCAGTTCTATTAGTTTTCCAATCTAGGATAACAAACTGGTCTTCTCGAATAGGAAGTATATCAATAGTACCACTAAGAAGAAACTTTGGTAAGAAAGCTCCTATCTCTGAATATATCTTATATCCTCTATCTGTATAGTATTTGAATACATTATATATCTCTGGGTATTTACCTTCGGTATGTTCAATGAAAGCTTCAATGTCTAACAACTTGACATAACTATCTATTACATCTAAATCAGCAACAGTAGTCATTTGTTTAGTATTATCTTGGCTATCGAGATACTTAATAGCATTAAAGAACTTACTATTTTTACGAATACCATCTTCGAAATTGTTATGATACACATTTCCCATATCACAAGCATTATCTCTAATGGTGTCCCATTCCTTCTTAACAGCCTTTATAGAAGTACCATTTTCTTTCGCTTTATATTGCGCCCAATAATTAGTATCAAACTTCGGAACATATTGATGAAGAATAGTGGTAGCACTAGTATAAGCATTACCACAATTATCAGTGTACTTATGAGTAGGTTCATCAAAGTACAATTTAAAGTCTTTATATTCTTGTTTTACTGGTATCATTTGGTACTCTCATAACTTGCTAATGGCTTCCCCCGTAAAGAGGATGAAATAGCATCATCTTTAATTAATCCTAAATTTCTCTTCTCTTCTTCTATTTGCTTCTCTAGTTCAGCAGCATCAGCACTAGACATAGAAGTTGTGACAACTTGACCTCCACGAGCTTTCTTCTGTTCAAGTTCAAGAGTTAGCGATTGTCGAGCTTCGTTAAGAGCTTTGATTTGATTAGGAATACCATTGATAAGATTATTAAGTTTAGTAGAATAATCTATAAAGGTAAGAGCATCTTCTGATTGTAGACCGCCTTGCATCTTTAAAGATAACTGTTCATTAATAATGTTAGCAGCTAGTACAACATTATGAAGTCCTCTATTAAGAGCTTCAACTGCTTCACCTGCTACACCTATCTTATCTTTATGATAACGGTCTGCCAAAGCTAATATCAAAGAATCTGGTTCCCAATCATCAGGTAAACCGTAGTTAGCCTTAGCATCTTTAAGAGCTTCTGGTCTACTCTTACCCATTTGATTAGGTGGAGACTTTGGGTCGCCTAAGTAATAAACTACACCAGCTTCACGAAGATAGCGAAGTTTAAGACTTGAATCAGGGTCGTCAGGACTACCAGTATCTCGCAAGTATAATTCACGTACTTGTCTATCTTGTATCTGGTAAACATTAGGAGCATAGGGAATACCTTGCTCGTCTATGCTTATCATTCCTGCTAAATCTAAAGGTGCTATCTTAATCATAACCGTTATTCCATTTATCAATATCTTCTAACCATTTCTCGACTTGGTAGATAGGAGCTGCTTTCCCTAAGAATAAGAAGTAAAGTCTATAACTAACACTATCATCTCCATACTTCTTTAGTATTTCAATAGCTCGCTTTCTATTGAATCGAGCAGTTCTAGCTACTATTACAGCTTTAGTTCTAAATCCTCGTCTGGTTTTACATTGTTTACGAATAAATTCCCTACGGAATTCTTCGTACTTCTGCCTATCCATTTGCTGTCTCTTTTCCTTCATGTATTGCCGATGTTCTAAGACATCTAGCTTTCCTTCATTAGGAACGAAACTACCAAGAAAAGGAATAGCTACCCGACCCATATCGCCAACTCTGGCAACTATCTGGTCTTCTATATTACTAACTATATCCTCTAGTATCTCACCATCGGTAATGTTCTTTCGGATAGTTCGTATTATATCTGGTTTGGTAACGAGTAGATATTTCTTTTCTTCGGGACGTAAGTCAATAGTTGGCATTTATTATATCTTCAACAAATTAGTTGCGACAATAAACTTTTGAATTTCTCCTTCGGCAGCTAGACCTTCAACTTTGTTATATCCTTGAATAGAACTTAGCTGAATAATTTTATAACCAACGGAGACAACAGTTTCAGTAATAGTAGTAATTAACTGCTTAGGACTAGCAGATTTATCATCTGCAATAAGACTTCTAACTGCACCACTTGAAACATTACGAAATACGTTGCCGCTCATTACAGACATACGCAAGTCCTTATCATCTTCAACAAATTGTTTAAGAACGTATCCTGCGAGTTCATTACCTCTAGGATTACAATCAATTCCAGTAAATACATCGGTAGGAGCGATGTAAAGAAAACGATTAAGCGGAGTAACTTCTGGTGCATTTTCAGGGTCATTAGCTTTAACAAGAATGAATTTAGCAGAACCTACACCTTTTAGGTCTGGATTAATAAGTTCACGTAGTTTGGCAGTTTGCAGAATAGCTACTATGCCGTAGAACTTATTCACATGAATGTTCTTAACTTTATCAGCAACATACTTGAAGTTGATTTCAGATAAGTGTTGAGGAACTCTAAAAGTTTCACCTTTTACTTGGTTTTCTAATTGTAACATAATCGAGATTATTTAATGTTATTATTCTAATTAAAGACTGTACAAGTATACTAATTATATTTTGATTATACAATAGATGAATACTATAATTTATAGTTAACTTTAAAACATTCTTCTCCATTATAAAGAATGACTAACTCTTTTATCAATTCCTTTTGAGCAGCGTCTACACCCTTTAATATATATTTCGGATTAACGTAATATATTCCATTTCTTACATTAGGATTTCTTTTTATTAATAAGTCTGCCTTAACTAAATCAGCTATGCACCTATCAATAGTCTTAACGCTGATTTCACATCTTCGAGATAGTTCTTCTTTATAATCAGAGAAGAAACTAACCTGTATTCTTTTTAAAAGACTTTCATCTTTAGCATATATATCATTAAGCGTTATATAAGGTAAGTCAGAACATATAGCATAGTATAAAACATTAGCAGGTTTACTAAGATGTTTTATATGACCTATAATATCCGACATAACTTTATAATAATTTGGTTTAGTATTATAGTTAACAGATATATTATTACTATCAGATACATAAGCAGAAATAATATCTTCTATTATCTTTCTACTATCCATTCCTATTCCATCCTTATTAAATATTACTTCTGATTGAAGAAATTCCTTAGTTGTTAGTTCCATAAGATTCTTATTTTTTAGTTATCAAAGATACAATAAAATATCTACCATTCTCAAATATGGATATTAAAGAACGTTAATAAATACGAAGTTAGACATAAAATTAGATTCAGACTAGCTATCTAGCAAGTCAGACTAGCTATCTAGCAAAACAGTGTCGCTATCTAGCAAGTCGCCTATAAGCTAACTATCTGATATATAAGCAGTTAGGTTTACGCCTCTATATTATATAGGGAATCCAATTAAAGCGGAGCTTTAGTCCCTCCGACTAGGAGATAGATACAACGGTCTACTATTATACCTTATTATATATAGTCTGCTATAAGACTATGCGCTCGCAAAGCTCGCGCGTCTGCTATTATCTCCCCCGTAAAGGAGTGAATAGCCATTCATCCTTATCTACTCTAGCTACATCTAGCCGACCTACTACTATACCTACTACTATACCTACTAGCCGACCTATTACTATACTAAACTCTAGCTAACTTGCGACCGCAGGGAGCTGCTGAACCCAATACTAATCCCATTCCTTTACGGGGGGTGTTATCAGCTAAAGGATAAGTCTCTTAGCCATCTTATATATTAGTTAGCTAGATATACTTCGACTTACCTCGTTCGTTGACTACGTCAACTTCTCTCGAATCTCTTGCGGACTTAACTCGACCTAAGTCTGCTAGACCTACTCGTACCTTACCAGACCATATACCTACTAGACCACTTGTTAGCTAGCTAACTTTCTTACTAATTCTTATTTTTTGTATTTCTTTAGCTAGTTATTATACCAGATAATCTGCTAGATAGCTGGAATCTATTCTGGGTCTTACTAAGACTAATAACCAACTTGGGCATTAACTAGCTAACTATTATAATAGAGCGGTTAAGACTGAAAGTCTTGATTGCTCTCACTAGTTACGTCGGCTTACTATTAATATATTACTGTTGAACTTAGTTAAACTAAAGACTAGTCCTTAGCTAAGAGCTTTGTCAAGAGAAAAGAGAAGATGAACTTCTGATGTTCTATTTGTTCAAAGACTTATCCTTCTGCTTAGAGCTTTGCTTAGGAAAAGGGCAAAAATAATATCTGCTAATACTTCTTCTGCTTAGAGTACTCGCTTACCTACTAGTTAAAATTCTGCGCAAAATTTTAAAAATAGTGTGCGTAAAATTGTTGTGGTGACCCTCCCACCATAACCCCGCCCCCTCTCAATCACGAATTGAACTACCCCCACTAAACCGAATGACTTCGAACATATTGCGATGATTACTAATCTTGTATTATTTATACTTGTTAGTACGCTAATCTTCCGTGGCTTACTGGGATTCGGAATGAGGGGTAAAAAGACAGTATCTCATATTATTATTAATTACTAAAGATATAAGTGTTATGAAGACTGCTAAGGTTGTATTTGTATTAGGTGCTATTGCTTGTATTATTGGTATAGTATGTATGTGTCTTGGACATTTTACTGTTGCTATTGCTGGTATCATGGGAGGAGCTAGTTGTGTAATGTTTGGTGAGCCTGCATAAGGCTTGCCTATTAATATAGATATAGGAGGTTTAATTATGATTTATTTTAGATGTTTATTGAAGTCTGGCATAGCTGCTGTTATTATAGCTGCTATTGCTGTTGTTATTGCTTGTAATGCTGGTGATTCACGTAATGCAGCAGATACTGCTGTTGATAGTGTTACACCAGATGGTTGTACTATGATTAACGACAACTTAAGTATTGATAGTATCTCTACTATCACTTATGTGCCGTTAACCAACACTTATTGGGTGTATCTAGCTGACGATACAGAGTGTTACGTCGAAAGCAAGGTAGCTCATAGGATTATGGCTACCAAAGAACATTGTCTTGACAAGTATACGTTTCAGGTTGTCGTCAACGAAGATAGCGAGCATGAGATACTATGTACAAGACTTTATTAATTAGTGCAGCTAGTAGCATGTCTACTAGCTGTGCAAACTACTACTGTTATTGATAGTCGAACGGTTCAAACCAAATGACATTGAACATATTGCTGTTCAAACCAAATGACAACGAACATATTGCGTTACATTATGTACGCACATCTGATAACATTATTAATCATTTAAATTAGGAGGACTTTATCATGTCTGGAACAAAGAAAACAGTTGAAGAGGTAGTTAACCCAGTTGAAAACCAAGATGAAAAGGTAGTTAGTCTGCCTTCGTTAGACCAGTATTGGGGTAAGGATGCAGAAGTAGTAACTCGTGAGTTACTTAGTCGTGCTGACTGTACCAATTACAGTTCACTTGTTATCGTTAATGTTATTGACGGTAGCTCTCGTTATGACGGAGCTATTACTCTTGTATTGAACAAGAGTATTCCACAGTTTGTTCGTGACCCAGAGACAGGCGAGTATGTTGAAGGTTCTAGCAAGAATGTGTTTACTACACGTATTCAGCTATCTGCTATCATTAAGACTTGTGGTCATGATGGCTCTATGCAGCTAGCTAAAGCTGTGCAAGAAGCTCCGTTCAATCGTGTTGAAGCCATTCTCGGCAAAGCTCGCATTAGCTTGATAGGTCACAAACTATCTGCTGGCGAGCAGTTCATCAACCCGTTTGCTAGCAAAGCTCCTACTACGGAGCGTTTCACCGAGCACGACCGTATGGAATATTTCCCATACGAGATTCAGCTAGCTAGCAAAGAGACTATCGTCTCTAATATCGAGCTTGCTAAAGCTCTTGCTTGGTAACATTAGTGTGCGCTGGTTGTCCTGTTGGACAGCTGGCGCATAACTATCTAAGAATACTATCAGACTGTTATAGTAATAATACTACTAGACTGTCTAGCTACAAGAATACTATCAGACTGTCTAGCTCGTCCACGAAACTGTCGAGGCTAAAGGCGGTTCGGGAACTACACTTGACAACTGATAAGCTAAAACTAACCATAACAACTGATAACTCAAATGAATAAACTAGAAACAATCAGAATAGCTGGCAATCTAATAGGCTTGTTCTATAAAGACCATCATGAATACATGACTGGACAACAGCTAGCTGAATTAATCAATAAACAATCAGAAGAACTAGAGCTAGCTGATACAACACTACAATTAGTTAGGCTAGAAACTATCAAGCAGAACGAAATAATAAAGCAAATTCATGCTAAGTTAGATAGATTACTACCAGAACTAAAGGTTAGACTAGATAAATGTCCTGATGTACTAAAGAATAAGCTAGATAAATGTCCTGATGTACTAAAGAATAAGCTAGATAGAGCTATAACAGAAGAAGATAGACTAGCTGCTAGAGATGTACTAAAAGATAGACCTAGTGATTTGGATAATAGAACTAGTAAACTAGTGGATAGCAAAGGGAATGTAGTAAAGAGTATTAGAAGTAGTGATAATTGAGATGTTGTCTAGAGTAGTGGCTAGACTGGCGTCCAGCGGCTACCTCAACCTACACCAAAACCTACTCATAAGCTAGAACCACGTCCACGCTCAAAAGTCGAACGTTGCTTGGAGTTACTACAAATTATCTCATCTTTCTTCTAGCCAAGCTATTAGCAAAGCTCTTAGTTAGCTTATTAGTCTTTAAGCATACTTATAAATAGACCAGAGTATAACTAGTAGTTACAACGAAACCTCTAGTTTTTATCTTATCTAAGTAAAGCTCTAAGCTAAAGAACTAGTCTCTAGTCAAGATACTAGCAGATTATAAGCGAAGCTATTAGCTAATCTAATTCCCCTTTATATTAGCAAAGCTCTTAGCTTACTATTAGTCTCTAAGCTATCTAAATAATAGATTCAATAAGAGACCAGAGTATAACCAGAGTTCAACTGGGTTATTTGTTATTTGCATTTAGCAAGCTAAAAGCAAAGCTATTGTTATATCTAATAGTCTTAGGTTAGTCTTATAAATGCCCTTGTATTTAACTAATGCCAATAAGGCATAGTAGTCTCATTAATAGATATTAGCAAACTTATTAGTACAACTGATAACTTAAATTATACGAATATGAATTCAATGCAATCGTTCTTTATATCAGCTATGTTAGGAGCTATTCTAACTAGTTGCTGGTTAATAATGGATATGATATGGAATAAGAAGATGAGGTTCTGGCTAGCTTTTGTTATAGCTGGTTTAACTATGTCTTTAATAGCTGTAATAGGTTATTGTCTATATTAAGAAATAAAATAATTAATAAATAATTAAGATAGATATGAAAGTAATAGAAAACAAAGATTGTAGAGTAATAGCTGTGACTATGCAAGGTATAGTTATCGCTGAATATTCTGGTGTTATAATGCAGATAGACCAGAGTGTTATTAAGAGAGCAGCAGATGAATTAGGTCTGACTAATACTACTGTTGTTCGTGACCCAGATGACGTAGAGAAACTAGAAACTCAACTAGAGTCTGCGCTAGCTACTTGTAAACAAGCAGATGAAACCATTAAGAATCTGAAATCATCTCTAGCTGATAGACAGGCTATTGTCTCTAAACATCTAAGGAAGATAGAAGAGCAGGAGAAACTTCTTAAAGAGAAAGATATTACTATTAATAGTCTTCGTGAAGATATAGCTTCTGGTAATAAACTTATTAATGAGCTAGAGTTTCAACGTAATGCTGCTAAAGATTCTGTTGTTCAACTAGAGAAACAATTAAATGAAGCTCTAGCTAAACTAGACGAGCAACAAAACCATAAAGATGAATTACTTAATAGCCTTAATGCTGTTATAGAAGATAAGGACAAAACTATTAGCGAGTTTAGCCAAGAGATAGAGAATCTTAGCAATGTAATACAGAAGTACGAATACGGTAACAAATATATCAAAAGATATAGCCTTGTTAATGATGATACTACTATATTCGATAACTCTTTTGAATATGAGCCAATTGTTTGTGCAGATGTTAAGACTGCTAGAAACGCAATTAAAGAACTTCTTGATGGTGCTGAATGGAGTACGATATACAATGCTTGCGATACATCTGCTTATAAGATAAACTTTTATAGCGACTACACTGAAATAGTAAATATCGTCATGAAGAGTGCTATTAAGATAAAGAATAACGTTATTGCTAATAACTTGTATATGTTGCTTAAATGCGAATACATTGATATGTCTGATATTTGTAAATTAGTAACAGATGAAGCCTGCTGATTTCACCCCCGTAAAGGAGCAACAACTATGCTTGCCATTGCCTAAGCAATACAAAATAGTTCATCCTATTACTAGACCTATATCTCTTGACCCTTGTACTTCATGTGCTGTATATGATGAATGTCACCGAGCTTGTGACCCTCACAATACCGAACCTGTTAATCAAAAACTATTAAGTCTAATAATAGATTGTATCATAGACGATGACTCATTATGCTATATAGCAGATGTTAAAGGTTAAAGAACATTAAAGGAGACAAAGCTATCGAATTTATTCGTATATTGCGCGCACGTACATTATATAATATACTAATCGCAATTAATATGGAACAAGATAGCTTTGAATTTCCTTTATGTGGAACTGCTGGTGATATAGACTATCTCGATTGTGAGATGGCTAATAACTGGAATACTGGTAATACTCTAAGTGAAGAGAATAAAGACTTAGATTTAAGTATTGCATCTATTGAAGATTAATCCTAATACAAACTAATATGGAATCAAATGAAAAATTGGACTTAGATACCAGTAAGGTAGAATCCAAAGATAAATGGCAGATGTTCGACATATTGAATGTTAAGCGTCCTACTATTGCTAAACTTAAAGAATCATTGACTTTAGCTAAGCAAATGTGTGCTAATCTTGAAGCTAATTATATTACCGAACAACTTGACAATGACAAGTTATTAAATGATATGGCAAAGGTCAATAATGATAATATGCTCAAAGAGCATACAATAGAACGTTTAAAGACTGACAATAAAGCTCATAAAGAAACTATTGATAGTCTTAAAAAGCAATTAATGAACGCACATAATAGAGCTGAAAAAGCTATGTTTGCTAATCGTCAATTAGCTAGTAATCGTGATATACTTAAAGCTACTATTGATAATCTCGAAGGACAACTTTCTGCTAAGAAAGCAGTCAAATCATATCCACTTATAGCTGTTGTTATAATAGCTATAATTGAAGCAGTAATTATCTTTTGTTTAGTTTGATAATAAATTCGCCTAAGAGGGTTTTGAAAATTGTCGCCACTCTATTAATAGTATTCAGACTGTGAAGTTAGAATACTGTTGATAGAGTTTTTTATTAACTTATTAAAAATAACTAATATGAAACTTAATATAGAAGATGTTCTTAAAGAGATTGTAGAGGAATTTTCTGAATCTAATCCTCTACTAGAAGACCAAAAAGAAATAGAAGCATTTCTTACTGGCAATCGTGATAGAGTAGATATGCACAATCTCAATAAAGAGTTACAAAGACTTCTTAATAAGAGTAGTGTATCTCTTGAAAACAAGATTAAAGCTATCGAGAACTATCTGTTCATTATGAAAGAAGTTCAAGACTATGTTAAATATGCTATTGATATGGTCGATAGTTCTTATGAAAAACTGAAAACTGCTAAAGCTAAGCAAGACGAACATAGGAGAAAACAAGAAGAGGAAGATAATGCCGTATATAATGTCTTCTTAGACCATAGTAATAATCATGTGATTCTTGATAGAAATTATATTAATTATTATCTCCGTAAGAATCTAGGACATGAAGTATCTAAGTTATATGCTAGTAGGTCTTATGGTGAAGCCTATGATACTTACACAGATATGGAATTTGGCAAACCGTGGACTAAAATGGTTTTAGCTGATTATAAACGCAAAGAAGAATAAATGCTTAATATTCGTTCGAGTAACATAGTTCGTGAGAATAGTGTTACTACTCATGTTATTTAGTATTGTGTTTAAAAGGATAATAATCCCCTGAACAGTATGGTTCGTGAGAATAGTACTGTTAATCTAATTGCTTGTACTGATGATGGCTAATCAAGCCGAAACATTACCACTGGTTGAAGTAAGTGAAATACTCTTCGTAAAATGTCTACAAGTTTTGTTTTGTTTTTTATCTATTTTAAAAATTAAACTAGAGTGTTGTGAAACACGTGCTGTTTAGTGATTTTCCATAATTAACGATGTTTATTATTATGTTAGGAGAGGATAGAGTTCCTCTCCTTTTTATTCGATTACTAATTAAATAACTATATATTATGATAGACGATGATTTTGATAAACTTATTGAACGGCTACAAAAGATAATGATAGAAGATGCCGTTGATTATGATAGTACTCTTCAATTATATAGAGATGAAGAAGGAACTATTATTGATGCTGTTCTTTATCTACGTAATAATGCAGATAAATGTGATTTTGCTGGTCATTACTTTAATAGACGTAGAAAAGAAGTAAACCAAGACGCATTAAAGAATCTAATGATTAGATTAGGACGACCAGCAGAAGCTTACGATGATTCTACTCCTTTACGGGGGAGTTGAGCGAGCTTGCGAGCGTGGCAAATCTAATAGTATTTATTTATTAATTATATCAAACTAAACATTATGATTAAAAAGAAAGTAAGAATCGGAAGACAAGAGAAAAGCTACAAGCTAGTAGCATTTACTCTTAATGTATTAGACAGTGTTAAACTTCTAACAGTAGAAGATAGAAGGAGGATTAGTAGCTATGGAAGAATCCAAAAAGCAATTTAAGACATTCTTAAATGTTAATGGACATATTGATACAGTTAGAACATTCTGTATAATGTGTAATGCTCAAATGACTGTTATTAATAGTACTTCTAAAGATAATCTAATGTGTATTTGTCCTGATTGTCAGGAAACATTAGATAAAGGCAATACATTAGTTATTGAATCTGTTTATACTGATGAAGATAAAATAGTTGGTGATAGACTTATGGCTTTACCAAAAGAAGAATTCAGAACTAATATTCCTCTCGTTGTAATGAGCCATGAAGAGTTCGATATGTTATATGAACGTTATAAATCTAAGAATAACTGATATGGTAGATTTAAGTAAGATAATAAAACCAGATGGTGTATTGCCAGTCTTTTATAATGGATTAAAAGCTATTATTAGTCATGATTCAGACTATGACCAATACAGATGTATTGTAGTAGATATAACTTCTATTTCTTTCTGTAATTGTTATGGAGTAAATAGATGTATTGATGAAGAAGATGAATTTAGCAATATAATCCCCCGTAAAGGAATGGAAATTGTTAGCTGGCAAACTTTACTCAACGATAAAAGCTATGAGCCTGACTTTTAAATTGTCTGCTGTGTTCGATGAAGAACGAATACCCAGAGAGAAAGTAGTAATGCATATAACTTATGGCGAGATAATAAGAGTAGAAGATGACTTCATGTTTCGTTATAATAATATGGCTATTCCATTATCTAATAGGTCATATTCTTGTAAAGGATTTAAGACTGTTTATACTCGTAAACTTGATGAACATGGTAGACCAACTAAGTTAGTTCGATGTGCAGATGCTTATTGTGTTATGCCTAGTTGTTATATACCGTTTAAGTCAGGTCTTAAAGTCAAAGGTTATATTGTGAAAGAAGATGGTATTGATAAATTCTTATTAAAAGGAAATGAAGTTTGAATTAAATAGAGTTGAGGACGATGCTGCCCTTAGAGGATTTACCAGTGACCAAAAGAAAGCTTATGAAGCCCTTACTGAATTTATTGGTAAGGGCTTTGATGCATCCAGTTATAAGCGTGCTTTAATTGGAAGTGCTGGTACGGGTAAAACCTATATGATTAAAGAAGTAATAAAGAGATGTGGTTTAGCTAAGTCTGTTATAGGTTTAGCTGCTCCTACTCATAAAGCTGCTAGAGTTCTAAGAGCTTCTACTGGTTATGCTACTTCTACTGTTGCTAGTGATTTAGGTCTAAGACTTAATATTGACTTAGATACTTTTGATGTTAATAATCCTCCTTTTGACCCGTTGGCTGAAAAGAAGATTAAAGGCTATAAGTTATATATAGTTGATGAAGCATCTATGGTTGGTTCTAGTCTTAGAATTCTTATTGAGAGAGAATGCCTTGCTCATGGAGTAATGCTTATTTATATGGGTGACGCACATCAGTTGCCACCTGTTAAAGAAGCTCGTTCTTTATGTTTTGAAGGTGTAAAGTTCTACACTCTTAACCAGATTGTAAGGCAAGAAGAATCTAATCCTGTTAGCTATTTGCTAAAGTTACTAAGATATGATATTGAACATAGAACTTGGAAGTTCTTAGAATACATTAATAAGAATAGATATTCATTCGATACTACTCAAACTAAAGGTTATTATACTTGTGGTAGATATGAGTTTGAATCTCTTGTTGTTGATGGTTTTAATAATGAAGAGTTTACTAAAGATGTCGATACTTGTCGTCTTGTAACTTATACAAATACTTCTGTTAGTATGTGGAATAAGTTTATTCGACATAGTATTATCAAAGATAGTAATAAAGCTATTCTTACTAGGAATGACTTAATAATGTCTTATACAACATTAACTGATGATTTTAACGATACTATTATTGTTAATTCAGAAGATTATATATTGAAGGACATTTGTAACTTTACTAACAGTGATGGTATTAAGGGATTTACTGTGCAATTTATACAAGTAAATGGCGGAGATGTAACTAAACCATTGTTTGTAGTAGATAGTTATATAGACCCTAAGAATCCTAGTGCTGGCATTACTAATATAATGCTTTATTCAAGAATGGCAGATTCTCTGATTTATAATGCTACTAATGCTCCTGGTTATGAAAGACGTAGACGTTGGAAAGAGTACTTTGCTTTTAAAGAGAGAAATCTTTTGCTAGTTAATCTACTTGATAAGAATACTCGTAAGTTAAAGTATAGTCGTGATTTAGATTATGGTTTTGCTTTAACTGCTAATAAGGCACAAGGTTCTACTTATGCTGATGTTTATGTTGATATAAATGATATAGTATTTGATGCTAATGGTAATCCGTGGTCTAACATGGATGATATACTTCGTCGTTTATATACTGCTTGTAGTCGTTGTAAGAACAGATTATATTTGTGTTATGGACAATAATCCTATATGTGATAAATGTGCTTATAAGATAATAGCAGGAAAGAATCATAATGTTCCATCATTAGGTAATATTAATTGTGGTAGTTTTATAATACTTCCCAATACTGGTTTTGATAGAGATTTATCTAAGTCTGAATCAGTACAAATGATAAACGAAACACATCGCCAATTATATGGTGTTGATGTATGGGAAAGATATTATATTACTGCTCTTGCTCGTTGTCCTACTGATAAGACATTTCCTATAAATAGTGATATTTATATGAGATGTTATGAACATTTGAGGAAAGATTTACTAGAAGGAAAACCAAGAAAGTTTATGATGTTTGGTCAAGCTGCTACTAAACTATTAGGTATATATCCTAATAGAAATAGACAGATAGTTGGAGAACCTATTGGTAGTATTTCTATTGTGAATTATAATCCTGCAATTATTAGGTACGAAGGAATGAAAGATATATTTGTCCGTAAACTGATAGATGGATTTCAACTATTATATAACTTATAAGTAGAGATGGTATGGCAAGTTTCTGTTATGATGTCGAGATAACTCGTAATTACTTTGGTATATGTTTTGTAGACCTTAAAGACTATCTAAGAATATTTAGTGACTGTGTTGATAAAGATGGAGAAGCAATTCCTCTTATTGATAAACTAACTGTTGCTGAAATCAAAGATAGGTTATCTAAGGTAAAGAAGTGGAGATTTAAACTCTACGAAGATAATAATGATGATTTGTTTAAGTTGCTATATTGGCTGCAACAAAAGGCTGACTACTTCGGATATAATAATCGGAAGTATGATAGACTTATGTTAAGTGCATTACTAATGTACTTTAATCAGTTTGATAAACCACATAAACTAATCAACTTCTTGTTTGAAACATCACAGAGAATTATACGTGTTTCTGATGTAGATGCTCTTTGGTCTGATAACTTCACTTCAATGTTGTTAAGGAACAATCTAGCATTTAGAGACTTGGACTTGTTTCAGATATTCAGATTAGACCATTTTCATAAGAGTCTTAAACAGACTTCTATTAATATTAAATGGTATAATCTATTAGAATATACTATGCCACCTATTGGTGACTTAGATAGACATTTCTACCATGAGAGATTACCAGAAGCAAAAGGACTTACTGATAGAGAACTAAACTCTCTATATAGTAATGTGTTTATGCGATTCGTACCAGAAGAATACATCCAGCCTATGTCTGATTATAATGATATTGATGTTTATATCGTTGCCGAATTGGTCAGAATGAATCAAGAAGAAATCTTGCTAAGATACAAGATTACTGATGAATATAAAACTGATGTATATTCTGCTAGTCGTAGTACTATTGCTGATAAGGTAATTACTAAGTTATATAGTAAGTTTACTGGCTTGCATCCTAAACAGTTTCTTGATACGAAAACTATCAGGAGAAAGATTGTAGTTTCTGAAATCTTGTCAGATAAAATCGCATTTAAAACCCCACAGTTGAACGATATGCTATCTGACTTACGTTCGCTCACATTGAGGGGTGAAAAGGGTGAATTCGACAGGGAAATCACCTTTATGGGTACGTCATACACCATCGCTACGGGTGGTTTACATTCGAATGAAGTGCCGAACATTTATGTTGAGAATTCAGAAAAAATAATCGTAGATAGGGACGTAGCTAGTTACTATCCTAACATGATACGTAGTCTGAAAGTATGCCAGAAACACTTGAATCCTAAGGCATGGTTTCGTATAGCAGATACTATTGTTGATGAACGTCTTGAACATAAGGCTTTGTCTAAGGATAAATCTCTACCTGTTGAAGAACAAAATAAACACGCTACTGCTGCTGCTTGTCTAAAGATTGTAGCTAATGCTGGTATCTTTGGTAAGATGGGTAGTGAGAAATCATTCTTGTGTGATAAGAAAGCTATGTATCAAGTTACTATTAACGGACAAATGTTCTTGCTTATGCTAATTGAAAGATTAGAGTTAGCTGGAATACACGTTATAAGTGCGAACACTGATGGTATTGTTACTGTTGTTCCTAGAGAACTAGAAGAAACGGCAGATAATATATGTCATGAGTGGGAAAAACATCTGGGTCTTGAACTAGAATTCACCTATTATACTAAGTATGTTACCGAAGGAGTTAATAGTTATCTAACTGTTAAGCGTGGAGGTAAGACTAAGTTTAAAGGTAGAATGAATCCTAAGATGTTCCTAGAGGATTTGTCTAAAGGTTATAATTCTCCTATTGTTGCTAAAGCTGTTACTGAATACTTTATTAATGAAACTCCTGTTATGGAAACACTTCGTAATGCTAAATCTATTCTTGACTTCTGTAAAACCCAGAATGTTAATCGTAAATATAGAATAGAATATACTCATGTGGTAGACCACAAGATAATTACAGAAGTTATCCAAAGGAATGTAAGGTTTTACATTTCCTCTACGGGGGGTTCTCTGATGAAAGTAGAAAGTATGGGATGGAACGAGTTAGGAGAAGAGAAAACTAAGAAGAGTTCTCTTTGTGCTGGTCAACGAGTTACTGTATGTAATTTAGTTGATGATACTGATATAAGTTTACTTAATGTAAATTACCTATATTATTATAATGAAGCTATGGCTATTATAGAGCCTATTGAACAAAGTCGTAATAATAAGGGTAAGAGTAAACGTTTGGTGAAGAAATATTATGGAATGAGAAATACATTATTTGACTAATGAAAAAGAGTTTAGAAGAATTGAAACAATTTGTTATTGCTAATCTAGGTAAATCTGTTAAAGAAGAAGAAGGAAGACATAAAGGAGAAGAATTAATGATAGTTGGTTATTCTTTAGATACTGGAATGCTAGGTATATCTAAGTTTGTTATATTGTCTCTTACTACTAATTATGGCTGGACTAGTTTATATAGAGATGATATTATACTTTTACATAGTCCTCTTAACAAGAGTCTTACTTATATAGATATGTATCTTTTAAAAGAAATATTATATGAACAAGAACAAAGAATTGAATAAAGCTAAGTTTCTAGCTACTAAGTATGCTGGAAAGAAGTTTAATATTGACGGATATGAATATGTTATTTATGGATGGCATGGAACTTATTCTATTGATTGTCTAACTGATGGTTCTTATGATTATATAAAGGCTAAAAGTTGGAATAGAAGTTATATGAAACTTTATACAAAATATTGTGGCGATATTATTGCTACTCATGTTACTTCGAGAGGTAAATATAAGAAACTCAACTATGCTTTATATGTTCATTGGAAAGATGTAGAACAAGGTCTTATGTCTAAACTAAATCTAACAAAAGAACAACTATATGAGTGACGTAAACGACATCTATAATGAAGCTGCTGAAAAGTGGTCTGCTAATAAAGGTATCGGTAGTGTAATACTAAGTGAACCTTTAAGTCTTATAGGTTTCATTGTACAAGTACTAGATAGAATGGTAGCTAAGACTCCTAAGCTAACATCTCTTATAATAGTTGAATCTATTGCAGATAGAGCTAACTTCTTATATTACCTAGAAAATACATCTAAGTATAATGAAATACATAAGAATCTTATTGCTGATAAGTATTGTGTTGTGTTTACTCGTGATTATGTTGAACATTCTCAATATAAACCTAGTGCCGGTAGTTCAAAAGATATACTTATTACTATCAATGTTAAGCGTTTCAAAGGTATCATAGACAGATATGGATATGACTACTTTAAGTTCCGCTTACTAGTATGTAATGATGTATCTAATGTTGCTGACAATGCAATACTAATGTATAAGTATGCCCCGAAAGTTTACTCTGTAAACTATGCGAACCTTTTAAATAGAAGCGTAAACTCCCCCGTAAAGGAGATACAAAAAGCCGTAATCCTTGATGAAGCTACTAAGAATAACTACGATAAAGCTACTAAGTATATCAATGAAAGTATTACTATCTTTGGTAGCTTTGAAAAGCTAGATGAATGTCGAGTTGGTAATCCTACTCTTAATCTAGCTGCTGAAACTTGTAGAGTTCTTATTGCTGAATCTAATGGATGGAACGCTAAAATGGATATGACAGACCCAATGTATCAGAAGATAGATGCAATGTACAATCCTAATAGCTTAGCTGAAAGAGCTTCTAATGTGTATAATGTTCTTCGAGAAAGAAAGAAGTTAGTAAGCGATGCTCTTGTAAAACTACCAGCTATACTTGATATAGTTAATGCTCATAAAGGCGAAAGGATTCTTATTATTTCCCTTAATGGACAGTTTGCAAGCAAGGTCACTGATTACCTAGTTGCTAATGTAAAATGCGAAGGTAAGTCTATAATTACTAATGGCGAGATATTCCAAACTGGGCTAAGTGTTCTGCAATATCCATATTGTATGGATTACCACAATGATATGGAAGCTGAACCAGCATACGACCAGAACGGTAGACCAAAAGTATATAAGACAGGACAGAAGCGAGGACAACCTGTAATTATCAAAGCTAGAGCGCAAAGAACTCGAAATTTGGAACTTTTCAATGACGATTATGTAAAAGTCCTCTCGGCAAATAACGCAATAGATACAGCGTTTATGGGAGTTGTAGACGTTGTTATTTTCACTTCTCCGCTTTGTAGTTCCATTCGTGACTTAAAGTATCGAATTCCTAACTTGACATTCAGTTCAGTGCCTAACCTTATATATAAGGTATATGCCAAAGAAACAATCGAAGAAAAGAAAGTCTTAGACATGAAAGGAGGTAAGGACTATGAGATAGTTAAAGAATGTGAAGATGAGGTTATTATCGGAGAAATATAAGAGCTAAGTTTTGGTGTTAATCAAAAAATTAGTATCTTTGTAATGTAATCAATTAACGGTCTTTGAAATAATGGAAGAACAAGACAAGGAGAAAGGAGAGAAAGCTCTAGTCAAAAACAAACCAGCTAAGTCAAACAATGAATCTATGATGTTAGCTAGGACAGTTAATAACTTGGACGTATTCAATCCCGACGACCGAGCGAAACTAGAGTTGTATCTAAAGTCTGTGATGTCTAGCGAAAAGTGCGCTATTAAAACTATTCAAGATGGAATAGCAATTTATAGTCGTGCTAAAGAGCTAGGATTACCATTTACTAGTTGCTCTGAACATATCGGAGTAATTAACGGTAAAACAACATTAGACGTTCATCTAATTAAAGCATTATTGTTAAAGGCAGCTGTGACATGGGAATGCAAGAAAGATTACATAGCTCTGTATGAATATACAGATGGCAATAGTGTTTATGTAGATGGAAAGATACCAGAGTATTGCAAGAAAGTAGGTAATAAAGTAGAAGCAGAAAAGTTCAACAAAGAAAATGAAGAACTAATTGCAATCTATCCAGTTAAATACTATCAAGACTACAACGGCAATATCTATCCTGAATACAGACTAAATAGTAAAAATGCTATTGTTAATAACCAAGCTATTGCTAAAGAAGCAATAAGCAAAGGTTTAGTTCCTGTATTTAGAATTGCAAATGTACCTGTTGATTATGAAACTGAATACGAGTTTACTCGTATAATTGATAATCGAGTTATAACTGCTAAAGGTTCATTTAAATATACAGATGCCGTAACTGCTGGTCTTACTGGTAAAGATACTTATGCTAAGTACATGAGAATCTTAATTGGTCACAGAGCTTTTACTTATGGAGCTAGAGATATAGCTGCTGACATTGTTCTCGGAGCAATGGAAACAACAGAAGCTAAGATAGTAAATAACATCAGTATTGATGAAGCTGATATTATTGAAATTTGATAGTAATAGAAGTCTAACTATTACCACTCAATAGATACGAAATAAGACTACTCTAACAACAACAACAAACAGGCTTTATGCCTGACTTAATAATTAATTATTAATCTTTAAAATTTTACAACTATGTTACAATTTGGTTTAAGTGCCGTTCAAGGCGGAAAAAGAGTGATTGCAGGAAATAACGAACCTACTCTTATTGCAAATTCTGGTAAAGCAAAATTCACTCTGGCTGCTCCTGTTACTCGTATCATGGGTCTTATGCCCGGTGATTCAATCCAGTTCATCTCTACTGTTGCTGCTATTGATGCTGCTATTGCAGAGCGTGATGCTGATGTTGTTTCTTGGTGCGAAGCTAACGGAGTTGAGTTCGGAACTGAAGCTGCTCGTGCTGCTCTTCTTGAAGAGTTTGCTGAATACTATATTGCAAAGGGAATTGCGCTGTACGAAAAAGATGGCTCGCCGAAACTTGCAACTATCCGTATGACAGCAGAAGAAAAAGCAGTTTCTTTTGAGCTGAACAAAGAAGCAATCGCTGAACAACTCGGCAAACCAGTTGAAGAGCTGAAATTGGAGGACTACAAACCTACTACTCACGCTTTCTCTGGTTCTAAACTGTCTACTTCTTCCAATCTTACTGGTATCGGTTTGCAGTTGACTTTCTCTGATTCCAATGTTTGGGCTGAACTGAAAGAAAACCTCGGTGACGATGCAGAGAAGATTAATCGTGTGTTCAACGTTGACTTGGAAAAACCGACAACTGTTGAAATCGAGAACGGTAAAGTAAACGGTGAAGAGAAAGAAGTTGTGCAGGTTACTGCTTACAAACTTGTCTTCAAAGCTGACGAAGAATCAAACGTTCGTGGAGCTAAACAAGACTAAGTTCTTCCATTACTGATATAGGCTATGATAAAGGGCTAAATTCAATTAAGAATTTAGCCCTTTTTTGTTGCTTATTAATTTTAAAAACATTATATTTGGTGGCTTTGAGAATCGTAATAACTAGCCTGTACAACTAGTTGTTACTAATTAAATAATC